GACACAGAATTTAGTAGATAATTACTAAATTCATCAGATAAATATAGGATACGAAAGAGTTGATATAGAAAACGTTAGTGATAATATAGTTATGATTAAAACGGTGATTTTACATCATGGTTTTTGATAAATATCTGAATATCAGCTATATATATCTAATGTGTTGATGTATAAGCACTTATCTTCGTGCTAAAATTTTACGTTTGACACGTTAAATAGGACATGTGTAATGTAATGTTGCAAAACAGTTGCAAAAAAAATATGGTAATATGGCAACATTTAAAGTGGTAGTTTCAAAGAAACGTTCTGATGGTTATTATCCAGTTTACATTAGAATACTGCATAACCGTCAAAAGTTGGTAGTTAAGACCGATAAGTTTGTAACAGACAAAGGATTGGTTAAGGGTACGAAAGAGGTGAAGGACTCATTCGTGCTCGCAGCCTGTATGAGCCAAATAAATGGCTGGGTTGACAAATTGAACAGACTTGATATAACTGACTGGTCTGTTTATAAGGTTAGAGATTACCTTTTGACTTCTGCACAGGATATTTGTTTTTCTGAATTTGCTCGTTCTTATCTTCAACCACTTTCTTTGCAGCCTTCATCACGCCAAATTTATGAAAGTGCTTTGAAACATTTGGAAAACTTTGCTGGTACTGATAAGGTAATGTTTTCGCACTTAACTGTACGTTTTCTGACAGCATGGATGAAAACCATGGAGAATAAGCCTAGTAGCAGAAATTATTATCCTTCTTTAGTTAAGCGTATTTATTTGGAAGGTATCAAGAAATTTAATGATGAGGAGGCAGGTCTTATGCCAATAAAATTCAATCCTTGGAATAAGATAAAGATAGAGAAAAAAGCAGGTCCACACAAGCGTGCCATCACACTGGAGGAGTGTAGAAAGTTTTTTGCCGTTACTCCTGAATATCCACGGCAGCAGTTGGCTCTGGATGTTTGCAAGATGATATTGTGCTTGGCTGGCATCAATGTAGCTGACCTCATGAAAATGAAAAAGGTGGACTATTATGATGGAATCTTGCACTATGAGAGAAAGAAAACAAGTACGCGTCGTTATGATAAAGCGTATATAGAAATGAAAGTGCCGGATATGCTTTTACCAACCTTGGAGAAATATTTTTCTGAGGAAAGTGACCCTTATCTATTTATTTTTCATAAAATGTATTCCACTAATCGTTCTATGGATACGAATTTGGTACATTTCATTAAAGCTATCTGTAAGAACTATTTGGGTATGCCTGATGATAATTTTTATACTCCTTATACATTCCGGCACACTTGGGCCACAGTAGCCCAGAATGATATTGGTGCCAACTATGCAGAGATTGGCTTTGCTCTGAATCATGCAACAGCTCATAGGATAACAAGCGGATATGTGAAGCCAGATTTCTCTAGGGCTTGGGAACTGAATGAGAAGGTGGTGGAGAAGGTCTTCTTTACCAATGATCCAAGCAGGCGAATGCAGGAGTATCATGTGCCTGAATTCGAAAACGTAGAGGAAATTTTTGAACTCTGTGCTGATGCTTACTTTATGGGTGAGGTTGTGGCTCATGTGGATGGCAAGGGCTACAAGAACACAGATGAGATAATAGAGCAGCTCATGGCCAGCATAAATGATACTGTTCCTAAGAACTGCACGATACAGATTAAGGTGAAGAATATCACCAAGAACCAGACGAAGTACTTTGAACGAGTCAGGGACATAAAATAGCTATTTTGTGTTAATACAGATTAAAATTGACCCAATATAAGTTAAAATAGAGCGTTTTTGCTCGATAACCAAGTCAAGGGTAGTCTTCTCTAAAGTTGAAGAAAATTTAGAGAGGGCTACCCATTTTTTATAATTAGCCATTATTAACAATTTTGAGATTTTTGATGTTGATAGTGGTTTCTTGTTTCTCAAATTTCTCTTCCAACTGCATGAAAGATTCCTCCACAGATAAGTTTCTGGATTCATCATTATTGAACGATACAGACTGGAGTTTGGGAGCCACGTATGGAAGGAACTTTGCCACCATCGAAAGACGTCCGGCAGGCTCGTCAATCTGCATGAGATCCGTGAAAAGTGAATAGTTATTCTCATTGATACCATTGATGTAGCCAGTAAGGGCATCACGGAGGCTTTCACGCACACTTTTGGTAACCTTATTAGGTGTGCCAGCCTTACGGCCGCCAGTCTTCTTCCTCTTTGGCTTCAGCTCATTATTATTGTCTTGTTTTACTGCCATATTCTATTGATTTTTAATGCTTACTGATAGTTTTCGGGTGCAAATATAGTAAGAAATTACGAAACTTGGTGTTCAAGTTGCGGAACTTATCACAGATAGGTAAGAAAAACGCATTACTTTTGAACATTAAACATTAAAATTCGAATTTTATGGGATTAATTGGAAGTATTGCTGGTGGACTGACCTCTGCTGTAGGTGGTGCTCTAGCAGCTAAAGCAAGAAACAAGGGATATAATGATTATATCAACATGTTTCAAGACCGTATGCAACAGGTGAAGGATCATCGTGACAACTTGTATTATCAGGATCCTACTCAGTCAGCGGAGAATCAGGTAGCCGTGACCAATGCCCAGAAGGTATTGGATAATGCAACAGCAACCGCAAAGAACACCAATATTGTTAGTGGCGGTTCTGATGAAGCGGTTGCGCTGAGTAAGCAGGCTGCCCAGGAGCAGGTGGGTAATATCATGCAGCAGGCGGCCGTACAAGGTGCTCAGACCAAAGAAAATGTGTGGAATACTGCTGATTCGCAGATAGACCAGATGACTAACTACATCGCCACTGCCAAGAAGGAGAAGGCTCTTTCTACTGCTAAGGGTATCACGGATGCAGCTGGTGGCTTGGCTGGAGCTGCAAGTAAATTGCCAATTTAAGGAAGGAGGTAATTATGGGATTTATATTGGATGATTTAACTCCTAAGCGCCCGGCTACTGCCGTTATTCCTTTTACTGATTTCCCTGATGATAATGCGGTGAAGCCGGAGGTTGCAGTACCAGTTCAGACAACTGATACAGAACCGGGAAAGGGTACAGCCATAGATACGACCGGTATTACTGGGAATGGTGGCAAGGAATCTTTTGCCCAGAAGCCAACCGAGGAAATTACCAAGATGGAGCCTAACCAAGGTATCAAGATAGACTGGAGCAGGCCTTATAGCGAGATAGAGCAGAACCCTATCTTGCAGAAGATGAAGCCTTATGACATTATGAGGGATTACCAGAAGAATGGTGATGGAAACTGGTCTGCCTTCATGCCTTGGCTTTCTTCACTTGGTGATGCCGATAAAACTGTGGCTGCAAATGCAGCTCGGCAAAAGAAGGCAGAGAATCAAGCCAAATGGGAACAATGGGGAAATCTTTTTATGCACTTGGGTAACTTTTTTGGTACAGTTCAAGGTGCTCCATCGCAAAAAATAGAATCTGCACAAGAACTTACTGATCGCCAACGCAAGATAAGAGAGGCTACTGAGGCTCTTCGTGCCAAGGGATATAACCAAATGATGGTGAATATCTGGAAGGACCGTCAAGACAAGCAGGCACAGATGCAGGCAGAGGCTGCTGCAAAGGCAAATGAGAAACTAGCTGAATATCGTGCATCACAGAAGAATCAAACGGATGCTCTCACTCCTGTAAAGGTCGATGAAGTGACTCAATCTGCAAGACAACATTCTACAGCTGCAGACTTGAATGTTTCAAAGAAGGAGACAGAGGATGCTTTGAGAGGCAAGAAGGGAAAATTACTTGATGCTAAAACTAATAATGCCAATGCCGGAGCTGCTGATCATAAAGCTAGCGTTAACGTTAAGGGAGCGCAAGTTAGACATATCAATTCGCAAACAGAGGGACAGAATCAGAGGAATGCCAACCAGAAGGAGGCTGATGATTTCAACACCAGGTATGTGAACGACCCTGTTTTCAAGAAACATGTGAATGAATGGGCTACACACAATGGTATGTCTATCGGTGGTAATGATGGCAGAGGTGGAACTTGGGCTAACGAGAAAAACCGCCAGCAGGCATCCGCTTACGCTAGGGCTAAGATGAAGTTAGACCGGACTCCTCCTTCTCGTAGAGGTAGGGGTGGCAGTAAAGTACCTCCTTCACGTAGAGGTGGCAGTAAGGTTCCACCTTCAAGGAGAAGAAAGTAACTTATTATTAATCAAAAAAAATAAGATAAGGTATGTTTGACGAGCAAGACAGACAATATTTTTATAATGAGTTCAAGAACAATGGCTATGAAGTAGGTAGCTATGATGACTTCAAAAAGGACTTGAACAACAAGGAAGATCGTGACTGGTACTACAATGAGGCCAAGAACATGGGGTATGATGTGGGAACACAGGCAGACTTTGACAAGATGGTGCTGGAGCCAGCTCCATCTACTTCTGGTGGTGGTAAGCAGGTAGATACTTCTGCTACGACTCAGAGTGTAGGGAAGAAGGCTTCTACTGAGACTAAGCCGCAGGTGGCTCAACCAACAAAGAAGCAGGAAACAACAGACAAGGAGCCTGGGCTTATAGCAAAAGTTTTGGGTATGATTCCTACTGGTGTTCAGACGAGCAACGGAACATATCAGCCAGCACCAGCGGTTCCTCAGCCTACAGTGAGAGATGAGGTAATGCCAGTAAATGAAGAAGCAGCTCCTTCACGGGAGCCTAGCCAGTTTGTCCAGATGCTTGCCGAGCAACAGCAAAATCAAACGTTACCACAAACTAAGGTACAGCAGCAAGCTCAGAATGAAGCATTAATGGATGCCAAACTTGCCAACTATATTGAGAACTGGAAGCAGAGACCGGATAAGGAGGGCGATTACTTTGCGAATATGGTTGCCGACTTGTTGGCTGATGGTACTGCCAATAGCAATGAGGAGGCAGTGAATATGGTGATGCCTGCTTTGTACAGATATGCCAACCGTTCTGCCATGGACGTTACCAACCATGTAGTATCTTCTTTGCCTGATGATACGGTGCAGGATGCTGAGCAGAGTATCGATGCGCAATGGTATAGCCATGGTGTGCAGGATAAGTTGAAGCAGGAGGCAGACAGCATGGGTATCAGTTATGATGACTATGTGGCTCATTTCCTGAAGCCAGCTATGGTGCAGAGTCTGGTGAACAAATATGGTCCGAACTACCGTAACATAGCTGAGGGCATCGCTACTCGTCTCTATGCTCACGATGAGCATGTGCAGGATAGACTGATGAACCAGGACATCAATGATGCGCTTTCTAACGTTATTAATAAATATGTGAGTCCATCTGTAGTGGATGAGTACAACAAGGCTCAGGCGGCAGGTAGTAAGGCATTTACGGAGGGAATGGAAGGAAGCAAGTTTATTCCGGCTAATCTCCGACTGGGTACAGCACTTGGTGCTCAGTATGAGGCAAACGAGGCCAAGGATCCTGCAAAGGTGCTTTCTGGTTTGCAGCAGAAGTTTGGCAAACTCTACCGGAATCCGAAGTTCCTGAATGACATGAGCAATGCCGCATTTAAGGTGATGCAACGGTATGGCTTGAATGGCACTCTTAGTGATGATCATAAGCAGTTCAAGCCAATGATCAATGCTGCCATTAAGAATGAGTTGGACCAGCTGGAGATTAAGGGTATGATGCCTAAGGGTAGTGCTGAGTACATCATGAAGACTGGTTTGGGTAACACTATTGTGGGTAAGATTATTCGCAAGGCTGTTCAGACGGACTACCAGAACTGGCTGGAGGATATTGCCAATCAGCAGTATCAGCCGGGCTTCTGGGAGAACGTGGCTAGCGGTGCTCTGACCTTTGCAGGCGATGCCTGGAGTTATTGGCTGCCGGGAGCCGCAGGTGGCAAGTTGACCAAGAGTATGATAGCAAAGGCAGAGGGTAAACTGGCAGGTGACCTGATGGCTAAGGGTATGGAGCGTAAGATGGCAGAGCGAGCTGCCAAGGTGCTAATCGGCAAGAGCAAGACCGAGGCTTTGAAGAGTGGAGTTGTGCATGGTGCAGTTACCTTTGGCGGTCAGTCTGCAATCTCGAAGCCTATTGATGAAACTTATCGTACAGGTCAGTTCGATGAGAATGGCAAGATTTACAATCCTTCTGTGGGTAAGGTTATCGCTAATACTTTGGGCGAAGTGGCTAAACAGAGTGCCGTAGGTGCCATCATGCAGGGTGGAACCATCGCTAATATGGTAGGTAAAGGCAGAGGTTTGGCTACCAATATTCTGGCTGATGTTGGTGGAAAGGTAGTGGATTCCGGTATCATGACCGGGCAGCAGATACTGGAGCGCATGGCGCATGACCCTAACTTTAAGCCTACAGGCAAGGATGCTGCTGAAACTTTCTTGGAGAGTGGTGCTAATCTTTTGTCTATTGGTTTCCCTGGTTTTGTGGGCAAGTATGCCCGATTCAAGGATGCGAGGGAGTTTAATAAGAAGTTTGACTTCACTGATCAGGATATTGCCGAGTTGAAACGATTCGGCTATGATGGTCTTCGTGATGCCTTCGAGAAGGTAGGTATCGGGGAGTATGCCGTGGAGGGTGAGAACGCCCAGCGACTTGATGGGCAGTTAACCCAGAAGTATATAGACCTGATGAACGACAAGAGCGTGCCGGAGGTGTTGAAGGCTAAGATGATGGCAGTTGTAGAAGGCAAACGACCTTCTTCTTTCTCGCCTGTTATTGATAGCGAGGTATATAGAGGTGACGATGGTAAGTACTATTTGGAAACCTATAATAAGGATGGAGGCGTAATCGACCGCAAGGAGTATTCTTCTCATGATGCTGCACGTAATGATGAGAAGAAACTGGAGTATGAGAAGACTCTTGGTTTGGCTTCTGTGCTGGAAGGTGAGTTCCACAATGAGTTTACGCAGGAGCATCTTGAAGGCTTATACAACAAGGCAGCCCAGAAATATAATATGGGTGAGAAATTGACAGATGAGGATAAGGCAGCGGTTTATCTTCATCAGAATGCTGGTGCCATCAAGGAAATCATGGATAAGCAGCAGAAGGGTATTATCCTTACTGATGAGGAGCAGAAGCAGATTAATGCCTATCGTCATTATTATGACAGTGCTTTGGAGAACAGTTCTGTGATGAGGGAGTTTGTCAACACGTTTGAGGATTCCTATGGCGTGACGCGCGGTACACTTCGTAAGGCTTTGGAGTCGAAAGATAAGAAATATGCACCTTTGGTGGAATCTTATCTTAAGGAGCTTTACAACTCCATCGAACTGAAACGTGAAATGAAGCAGACGATGGATGATCTCTATAATACTTCACATGGTAATGAGCAGAAGAGGATTGAAGGCGAAAACCCGGTATCTCCTGTTGAGGGTTCTGCTGGTGGCCAGGAGCCTCCAGTTTCAGAGGGACCTGCTTCGTACCAAGACCGTACCAAATCCGTACCAACTCCGAGTGATGCAGAAGTTGCTGCAAACCCTGCAAACGTTTCAAACTCTTCTGCTGAGGGTGCAAGTCCTGAGACAAAGGTTGCAGGCTCTGATGCTTTTGTTATGGGACAGAATGCCTATAAGAATGGGGATTCTGAGGCTTTGCAGGCTATCGATTATAATAGTGATTTAGCTACAGGACGTTTGAAGCGTGCTTTTGCTGACAATGAAAAGATGCCTGATATTGTAGCCAATGCCTATAATGAAGGTAGAGATATGGAGCAGTTTGTGGCTCAGCGTGCAAGTTTGACTCCAGCACAAAAAGAGGCTATCAGTAAGTATGTAGAGGCAATGGATGCCAAGAAGGGTGCTATTGATGCTCTGCAGCATGCCGATGATGGCTATGGTGAGGCTTTGAAGGAACAGCTCTGGCCATACCAGACGGAAGACGGAAACATCATGCCAGCTACTCTGGATAGCGGAAAACAGGTATTCCTGAAGAAGGCTAACGAATATGGTGGAGCCTTTGTTGTCGTTCCAGATGAGCAGGGACAGCCTACAATTAAGCAGGTATCTAATGCCGAGATTAGAGAGGTGGGCACTCCTGTTCCTCTTGATGAATACATTGAGAGTTCTTTGGCTCAACAGAAGGATGCAAGAAATAAGCAGTTTATCAGCCAGTTTGATGGCAGCGGTTTGAAGCCGAATGACCAGGTTACAGTTGCCATGGAGGAGGGTGATGCTAATATCAACATGACCTTTGCCGGATATAGCGAGGACGGAAAGATTGTGCTTACTGATGGTAAAGATTATCTTCCCCTGTCTAAAGAAGAGTTTGCTGCATGGCGCAAGAATGCGCTTGATAACACAATTAATGAGCACTTGGATCGAGAGGATGATGAGCGTGAAATAGCAGAGTTGAAGCAGGCTGAGGCTGATAAGAAGGAACGATTTGCCAATGGCATCGTGGGGCTGAGTGAGGGACATCCTGATTATTCTTCAAAAGATACAGATACAAAGGTGGCTGCTGATTATTTGCAGGAGCAGTATGGTGAAGACCATGGCAAACTTTTGAATCTGGTTAATGGTAGCCGTGACGACATCAAAACGCAACTTGACAACAAGAAGAAGGCTGCTGCTGAATATCAGAACTGGCTTGATACAAATGCCGATCTTGACCCGGAAAAGGCTAAGAAGGTGGAGGATGAGTTGAGTCTGGCTAATGAGCAGATTGCTGATCTTGATGCTCGTTTCAAGAACTGGAATACTATCCGCAACAGCGTGATGACTCCTGATGAGGTGAAAGCAATGACGGAGGAGCGCAAGGCTGAGGTAGAGAAGGCTGGTGTTGATGAAACTGCCATCGTGCCATCAGATGATTTCCATGTGCTCGTACTTGATGATAAGGAATTGAAGAAGCAATATCCAACTATGGATAAGGCTAACGACTATATTACCTCTCAGCGCAAGGACATCTATCATACCCAGGAGGATGTGGAACGCAAGATAAATGAGGTGAATGACATGCTGGAGCAGTATATCAATGGCGAAACAGAGCTGGAGCCTAACCAACTTATGGAATTGAATACTACAAAGGCTCAGCTGGAGGCTCTGCAGACTAATTTGTCTGTTGCAGCAAAGGGTTTGAAGGAACAAGCTAATAAACTCAGCAAACTTTATAAAACAGAAGTTAGCCAGCAGGAAATGGAGGAACTGGGTATGACTCCTTCTGAGCAGCGTAAGGTTCTTGTGTCTGATGCTATCAAGAAGAATGACCTTGGAGCAATAATAAAGATATACAAGGATGCCTCTGTTGATATTACGGACTTGACTCCTCAGACTCTTGAAGAGGCAGTATCAGAATATTTGAGTCCTCATAGCTTGAATCCGGAATCTCTTCAATATGAGTTGGGCAAGAGTAATTTTAAGTTTGGTATTGGCAAGGGGTATGATTCTAATAAGTTCAATTATCTTATAGCCAAGAAAGGAACTGGTATGTCGGTTAACGAATTTGCTGTGAAGGTATATAATGACCTTCCTGTAAACTTGCAGGATATGGGATATACCGACCAGGATGTTCGTAATACCCTTCTTGATATGTTCAAGTCTTATGACAGCGTGAAGGAAATGAAAAATGTGGCTCTGATGAACCGCATAGCTGCTGCAGAAGATGAACTTTCAAGCGAGGAAGAGTTTTATGAGGCACAGAAAGAGCGAGAAATTATCGAAAGACAGGCAGAAATTGAGAATTATAAATCGTATATTCACGAAAAAGCGTTATCTTTGCCGTCTGAAAGCGAACTTGATCACATCAATGGACTTGAATTTGACCGTATGATGGAGATTGAGGATCGTGAACGAGAGTACAAACAATATGTCAAATCAATTTTACCAGAATTAGCTGATTATGATGACAGAAGCAATGAAGAAGGATATGGAGGAGGCAGTAGCCTGGGTAGCGACTCTTCACGGAGAGGAGTTGATGAAGGAAATAGCCAAGGCGAAGAAGTTGGTAACGGAGAAGCATCTTCTGAGTCCGAGATTGGAGAAGGCTCTGATAGCGGACGCAAAGGGCGACAAGAGGTTAGCAGCATGGAACCTGGCGAAGGCTCAGCTGTTCGAGGCTCACATCTACCGCAAGAAGCATCCTTCGGAGAACGTTTAAAGAGTGCCGTTGCCGAAACTGAGACCGAACCTACTGAGGCTCAGAAGAAGGCTGGTAACTACAAAAAGGGTCATTTGTCCTTTGGTGGCTACGATTATACCGTAGAAACACCAAAGGGCGTGACTCGCAGCGGTAAGGACGAGCAGGGCAGGCCTTGGAGCGTGACCATGCACGATACTTACGGCTATATTCTTGGTAAAATTGGCGTTGATGGTGACCATATTGATATGTTCATCAATGACGCTGCAGACCTTGATACTTTTGATGGTAACGTTTATGTTGTTGATCAGGTGAACCCAGAGACTGGTGAGTTTGACGAGCATAAGGTGATGTATGGCTATCCTTCTGAGGAGGCTGCTACAGAGGCTTATCTTTCCAACTACTCCAAGGGCTGGAAGGGACTTGGTAATGTTACTTCTGTGCCTAAGGCTACTTTTGACAAGTGGCTGGAGTCTTCTGACCGCAAGACTAAGCCTTTTGCAGACTATGCTATGGTGCAGAAGGAACAGGCAAAATTTGATCGCGATGTGAAGGAGGTGGAGCCATCTGAAATGACGGAGGCACAGAAGGTGGCTTATGATGCCGTATCTACTATGCTTAAGAAGGCTGGCATCCCAGTGAAGGTTGTTAGCAATGAGGATATGGAGAAGGTGGCTGAGGCGCAGGATAATCTGAATCTTGCCATGTTGCTGAATCATCCTGAAATGAGATTTAAGATCAAGACACCGGAGGAGAAGCAGGCTGCCGAGAATGCTTATAACTTTGCCAAGGAGTTGCGCCCGGATAAGTGGAAGCAGTATGCCGTGGTGGATATGAGCAATCCGAATAAGATGCCGGAATACTTTGAGAAGCAGGAGCTGGCTAGAAAGGAGCGTTCTTACTATAATAAGCTGATGTGGGGTAACTACAAGGTCTTCAATCTTGACAAGAGCTTTGAGGACAATGTGGCTGGGCTTACTGGCTCTTTCCCTTCTGAGTTCGACCCATATAAGATTGACGAGCAGACCAATAAGAGGAATGAGTTGAAGAAGCAGATGAAGGAGACTGAGGAGGCTTATAAGTCAACCGGGCAGGAACGTAAGGAGTATCAAAATCAGCTGATGAAGGAGTACATGGATGAGCATGGACTGGATTCTGAAAACGATATTCCTGATGATGTTTGGAGTGACTTGAATGATAAGGCTCATGAGAAATATCAAGATAAGCTTGATTCCTTGTTTGCTAAATATAAAGATTTGGATAGACAGTTGAAGGCTATTGTACAGCCTGGAGTGAGATTCTTGCGCACTTATCATGGTTCTCAGGCTAGCTTCGACAAATTCGATCATTCCTTCATGGGTAGTGGTGAAGGTGCTCAGGCTTATGGTTGGGGAACCTATGTCAGTGAAGTGGAGGGTATTGCCAGGGCTTATGCTAAGAAGAATGCAAAAGTTCATGCTGACCCTAAAATGCAAAACCTACTGTCTGACTTGGATATTGCGCAAGACGCATTATTAATGAATCAAAAAGATAAAGAAGAATATGAGGCTGATAATCAAAAACTAATAAAAGAAATAGAGAGGCTTCAAAAGGAATTGGATGCAGGAAAATCTGCTGCAAAGATATTCAACCTTGACAAGATAGATAAGATTAAAAAGGAAATAGAAGCTAATGAACGAGGTATAGAAGAGTGTAATGACTATATAGCAAAAGCTAATGAAGATATAGAACGCTTAACAAAGGAAATAAGTCTTCTTCCCAAGCTTGTTCGCAACCTCTACTCTATTGAGATTCCTGATGATACTGGTGATAACTATCTTGATTGGGATAAGCCTTTGAATGCCAAGCAAATTGGTATGTGGAAGAATGCGGCCGTATCTATATATCCTAATTTAAAAGAGGATGTGATTAAATTCGCAAATAAATTTATAGATAAGAAAAAAGCGAATATACTAGGGTCGGATGCTTACGATTATTTGACCAATGATGTTTCACCTAAAGAGGCTTCGATGGCATTAAAGAATGCTGGCTTCGATGGCATGAAGGTAATCGCCAAGCGCAATTATGGCGGTAACAAACAAGGTAAGATGAACTATGTTATCTTTGACGATAACAATGCCAAGATTGTGGATCATATCAAGTTTGCGCAGGGTAAGGGTGTGGTTTATGGCTACACAGATGGCAAGGAGATTGTGCTGAACCAGGAGCATCTGAATCCTAATACTCCTATCCATGAGTATCAACATCTTTGGCGTACTGCTGCCAAAAACATGAATCCGGAACTTATAGAGTATGGTGATAAACTCATCATGCAGACCCAGCTATTTGCCGATTTGAAGCAGGATCCTAACTATAATCATCTGACAGATGAGCAGATTTGCGATGAGGCTTTCGCTCGTTTGACTGGTGAGGACGGAGCTGCCATCCTGGAACAGATGGCTAAGGATTCTATCAAGGAGAATCCGCTTGATACAGCCAAGGAACTGAGTGTTATCAATAAGTTGAAGGAGTGGCTGAAGAAGTTCTGGTATTGGACTCTTGATACATTTACGAAGTGGAAGCCTGAGGACATTAAGAAAATGACCTTGGAGGATATTCGCAATCTTGTGTTGAGAGACTTGGCGAATGGGGTGGATCCACGTACTGTGATGAACGAGAAGAAAGAAGGGGTTAAGTTGTCGAATAAAGAAAAAAACGATGCAACAGAGCGAATCGATAAACGAATTGCAGAGTTGAATCGTCAAGAAAAGGAGCAATCTCTCAAATCCGAAAACGGAAACTTAGCCGAATCCCATGATAATGGGTACCTCCCATCTAAGGATAATCTTGATGGCGTGCAAAGCGTTGCTCCTTCATCTGCAAAGATAGATAAAAAATTCCCAACTAAGACTTTTTATCTAGGAAATTTAGCAAACTTTATCACTTCAATGGGAAAAAATGCCGATATTACTGCTGGCAACTTCACAAAAAAGTTGTTTGAAGGTATGGGTATGACTCCGCATGGAAAAGATACACAAGTTTCTGAGTACTTCAAATATCAGACAGATGATGGTGGAAAGACTACCGTCCGCCTTTCTGATCATAGTGGAAATGCACTCAGCATTATCAAGAAAGGTGGTAGGGCAGATAAAGGCTACTCTATAGTGGTTCGCGTTGACTCTTCACCTAAAACTAAGTTCAAGGCTAATAAGTATTCTAATGTAGCAGAATATGTATATGAGAATCCTAACGCTGATGGTTTGAAGGATATAGCTCGCAGTGTATTCAACCTAATTGACACAGGCGAATATTTGGACTTGGCAGGAGCCAACGAAGTACACGTTTCGCCTAGAAACAATAATTCTGAAACCGCCAAGGGAAATGGTGGAAATTTATCTGTGGAGGATAAAATAATGGCTGTATCTCAGCAATTTGGTGTAGATGAGGCAGATGTGGCGATGTATGCCAATGCTATTAAGAAGGGTTCTACAGCTGAGGCTGCACGTGCCAGAGCCAATATCAAACGCCATCTGTTGCAGGCAAATGAAGATAAGATTTCCTCTTTAAAGGAACTTCTTAAGTACACTAAGCCTGTAAATGAAGCCTTGAAGGAGAACTTTGGTGACGTTGATGCCATGATAGAGGAGCGCAAGAAACAGGTGGAGGCGCAGCGTAACGCCATGGAAGCCGCAAGAAAGAGAGCTGAGGAAGAGGAAGCCAAGCGCAAAAAGCACTTGGAGGAACTTTCTGTGATTCCTGATGATCAACTTGACAAGCAGTATATGGATGCACTTGCCAAGGGTGATGATGCTACAGCCAGGGAAATGCTTGATGAGGCTGCCAGACGCAAGGGCTATGATGATACAGAAAGTTCATATCAGGGTGTAGGCGCATGGGCTGCTCCGGGAAACCCTGGATATGAAAGTGACAAGGCGAGACGTGATGATTGGGAATCTAGCGGTTCGGATGTGAACCTGGAGGATATGGCTTTGGGTTATACTCCTCAGCCGGATGATTACTTCTCTCACCCTGAGCGTTATTCGCAGAACACTCCTCATGGATTGGAATCTGTGAAAGCCATCAATACGGCTATTGATGCCATTAAGAATGGCGAAAAGGATGTTAAGGTGAAGGTTTATCGTGCTGTTCCTACTTCGGTGAAGGAAGGTAAGTTACGTAATGGTGACTGGGTTACTCCTTCTAAGAAATATGCCGATATGCACGGAGCAAACCGACTGGAAGGCAAATACCGTATCATCGAGGATGAAGTGCCTGCAAATCAACTGTGGTGGGATGGCAATGACGCTAACGAGTTCGGCTTTGATGATGGCAAGGCGTATAAATACAAGAATGCCAAGAACAACAGAAAGTTGAACGACCTTGTTACCTATGATGATAAGGGTGACGTTATCCCTCCTTCTAAGCGTTTCAATTCTCGCAAGAACGATGTGAGATTCATGTTTGCTGGAGAGAAGGGAGCTGCTGAGGCTGATAAGGCTGAGGAGCAAACTATCCGCATGGATAACCTGGATGTGGCTAAGCAAATGGAAGTGTCAAAAAAGGATGCCAAGATTATCAAGATGGCTACAGGTTGGGAGAAAGGTGTAGATGGCAAGTGGAGATATGAAATGCCGGATGCTAAGATTAAGGATATGAAGGATATTGGCGGTGGTAATATTGTTAAGCGTTTTGATGACGATATGCTTTGGAATGATGGTAAACTTACTAATGTCATTGATGCGCCTGGACTCTTTGAGGCTTATCCTCAGTTGAAGGATGTGCGTATTGATACGGATGCCATTATGAACGATATGCCTTCAAATGGTAATTATAATGCCAAGACCAACACCATTACCATTCATGCTGATGAGCTGAAATATATGAATAGTATTTTGAATCACGAGATTCAGCATGCTATCCAGTATATAGAGGGCTTTGCCAAAGGTGGATCACCAGAACAAATGGAAAAAGAATTTAAGGCAGCGCAAGACGAGTGGAAGGCACGTGCTTATGCTCATGAATTGGAAGAAAAGGCCAAGGAAATGGGAGGTGAGTATAATCAATCGGAGGTAGAAAAAGCCCTTGTTGAGGAATATAAGGATTTAGATATGTCTGATGAACTTCCTGATAAAGAGACACGTATTAAGGGTTTCAATTACTTTGCACGTGGCTATGCTGATAGAAGTATGGATGATGCCATCAAACGTTTCCGTCTGAATGAAAGTACACGTTCTGACTTTGATTCTTACAAAGAATACCTAAAGTTGGCTGGTGAGGTAGAATCGAGAAATGTGGAGAAGCGCTTGGGCATGACTGATGAGGAGCGCAGAAACTCCTTGGCATCAGAAACTGAGGACGTGAACCGTGACGAGCAGATCGTAATGAATGGTAATGATGCTAGCTATAGCATTGTGAAAGACCCTGAGACCATCAAGAAGCTGGATAAGGAAGACACGGTGAAGGTTTATCGTGCCATGCAGGTAGGCGAGGATGGAAAACTCTATCCACCGATGGCTGCAAAGGTGAAGGGCAAGTTTGTGCAACCTATCGAACTCGGTAAGTGGGAACAGGCAGACGAGCGACCAGAGCTTGCTGATGATAAGGGTATGTTTACCCTCAACAAGGGCAATGGTAAGTCGCTTAAGGCTGCTTACAATCCTTACCTTCATACTTCTCGCACTCCACTGAATGACCAGTTTAGCGAGGCTCAGAATCGCCCTAATATCGTGACCGTAGAGGTTGAGGTGCCAAAGAGCGAGCTGACCAGTGGCTACAAGGCTGATAAAGCCAAGGATGCCGTGGGTGAAGTAGAGTGGAAGGCTGGTATCATACAAGGACAGCTGACAGGCAAGCGCAAGGTGGTACTTTCTCGTTGGGATAAGCCTGTGCGTATTGTGCCTGACAGCGAGGTGGCTGATGTTATTGTTAATGATATGTTCAAGGGCAAGAATATCACTATGCCTTCTAATGTGGTTACTCCAAGTCTGAGAAAAGAGTTGGAGAAGCGAGGTGTGCCGTTTGTGGAGACCGATAACAGAGGCAGAATCGTAGGAGGCGAGAATGATGGTGTGCATTATTCCAAGGTGTATGGTAAAAATGCGCAATCTCCTGTCTTGGAGCAGAAGTTGAAGAAGCATCCTGATTCTCTGATGAAGGCTGGTACCTACTTTAGCGGTGGTGGATTGGTAGAGGAAGGTTTGAAGGGTATTATCGACCCAGTGGTGGCTGTAGAGTATGACCGGAAGATAAGCGGTGTATATCGCAATAACTTCGGGCAGCATATTGTTACGGCTGACGTGAGAGACGTGGATCCGAAGGAACTGGTGAAGCATATTGATGGTGAGGTTGAGTATTTCCATGCTTCGCCTGTATGCAAGAATTATTCGCAGGCCAAAAGTAATAGTGGAGAGGTGGAGCTTGACAAGGAGACTGCCAAGAGTACTGCCGACTTCATTGATGCCGTGAAACCGCGAGTGGTGACTATAGAGAACGTGAAGGGCTACAAGGACTCTGAGGCGATGAAGATTATCACCCAGGCGCTGGATAAGAACGGCTACAAATGGGATGCAGACGTGTATAATGCCGCAGATTTTGGTGGTTATACCAGCAGGGAGCGACTGATTGTTAGAGCCGTGAAGGACGGAGAACTGCCGGAGAAGCCTAAGAAGCAACCACGCAAGGGTGGATGGCTGGAGGCTGTGGAGGATATTCTTCCTACCCTGACGGAGAAGAAAAACGGTGTGGCACCATGGATGGACACCAGATTGAAAGTTGACGGTATAGACTGGCAGAAGGTGGAGAAGCCTCTTTACGTAATGGGCAGTGCCTATGCCGATGGCAAGATACCTCATGCCTATGGGGATGAGATTCTGCCAACGCTGAGAACCAAGAGCGGAGACGTGATTATCATGCCGGGTGGAAAGGTGTTGCGTGCAGATGGCAGGGTATTGGCTAGAATAACCGGGTTAGGCGATGACTATCTGTTGCCTAAGACGGAATCTTTGGCACATACCATCATTGGCAATGGTATTCCGGTACAGTTGACCAAGGGCGTGATTGCTCCTCTGCTGAATAAGGATGACTTGTCGGGTAGAAATGTATTGGCACGACTTGGCAGCTCTATCTTCAAGAATAACTGGGATGCAGACATGCAGAAACAAGTGAGTGACCAGATAGTGAACACTGCCAACAAACTGGGTGGTGCTGAGGCTACGGTTTATACTTCTGTAGATGAGGTGCCGGATGCTTATCTGAGTGATGTGAAGAATGGGGCTACCGGATGGTATGACCCTACTACACACACGGTGCATGTTTATCTGCCTAACTGTGCTGATGCGAATGAGGCGCAGAGAACCGTCTTCCATGAGAAGATAGGCCATGAGGGTATGGAAGTACTGCTGGGTGGCGAAGATGAGGTGAGAAAATTCGCTAATTTCGTTTATAATTCTGTCGCAGCAAGCACTCGCGGCAAGATTCTGGAGATTGCCAATGAGTATGATCCGGACTGGAAGAAGTATGACCGCATGAATGTGGGAACGCAGGAGTATATCGCCCGACTGGCTGAGGAGGGTCCTAAGACTGCTGAGGACTTTTCTCTTTGGACCAAGATTAAGCATTATCTTATCAAGGTATTGAAGAAGCTGGGTATTCGTGTGCCGGGACTTCTCAATGACAAGGATTTGAGATACTACCTGATGAAGGCTGGAAAGGCTCTCCATGTATGGGACAATATGCCTAAGGAGAAGCAGGAAGCCATGATGAAGCAGGCTAGCAATGCTGAAATCAAGGATGCGCTATCTGATGGTGCAGGTAAGGGCAAACCACGCCAGAAGAAGGGCGAAAGCACAATTCAATACATGAAACGTGTACAGGAATGGCGCAAATGGCAGAATGCACGCGAGGATGAGAATGACCCTGAGCCACCTATGTTCTATGACTTCGACAAGGATGCCGAGGGCAAGAAGGAATGGGAACGCCTTAACAAGGAATGGCGTGACAGCCATCATCTGCAGGGTGACGAAATGCCGATTAAGCCAGAACGCAAGGAAGGCGAGACGGATGAGGAGTTTTTCCCTCGTTACAAGGAATGGGAGAAGTGGAACGATGCCATGGCCGACCAGGAAGACCCTATGCCTGATATGTTTGCCTTCGAAAAGAAGAAGCAGGAGGAGGTGAAACGCAAGTATGAGGACTGGTTGGCCAGACATGAGCTTCTGGAGCAGCAGCAAGCAGATTTGGACTTGTATGAGGGTAAGATTTATCCGGCAGAGACCAATCCGAAGGCTGATGCACTGGAGCAGCAGGTGATGCAGGACTTGGCTGAGGTGACCAGTACCGATGTGAGCAAGGAGGGTGCAGCCAAGACCGTGAAGTATGCCGTGATCCATCGTAGAAAGAATATGGAGGAGGCTAGTGCTGATGATGCAATCTATATCAATGATGTGAAGAACAGAATCGAGAAGATGGCAGATAGCGGTGCTTTCGACAAGTTGCTTTCTGACTACAAGGGCAAGCCGAACCGTGCAGAAAAGCTGGCTGAGGCTATACCTTATATAATAGAGGCTCCTAGACGACTTCGTGACTTGGCGCATGATTTGAATGCCACTGGTACTTTTGACAAGGGACATATCCATATCCAGCCAGCTGATGTAGAGGCTATCCAGGCTTTCGTGGCAGACTTGATTGCTCAGACTGGAAAGAGGCATACCGAACTGAAAGATGGCAAGGAAGTGGAGGTATATGATGATCCGCAGGCTGTGGGTGAGGTGGCCAGCAAGATGGCACAGGCCATCAATGCCAATCATCAGGGTGAGGAAGGTTTTGTACCTATTGATGGTTCAGATATTCTGAGCGAGCATGTATTGCCACTGGTGAAGCAGCAGATTGTGCCTGAGGGTATCGATTACAAGAATCTCTCGCCTGAAATGAAGGCTGCCATTGATTCTATCAGAGACTGGTATAACTATACCTACGACTGGTTGAAGGATAATCATACCTTAAAAGAGGACACCGGATATAATGCCGACTATGTAAACCATATCTGGAATAAGGAGAAAAGTAACAAACGGGCTTATGCGATGTATGTTGAGAACAGACAGCGCACAAAAAGCCCTAACGAGAAGCCGAGAACCATCAGTACCCTGATGGAGGGTATCAGCGTAGGACTTGTGCCTAAGACTACCGACATCACGAAGATGATGGCTTACTACAGCAGAAGCAATATCGAGGCTTGGGTTAACAAGACCATGCTGCAGGAGTTGAGCGGTCTGAACGTGATAGAGCGGAATGAGGACGGAGAGATTATTTCTTCCGACCCACTGCTTTCTTCTACGCCTCCTTTTAACCTAGAGCAGTATAAGTACTTTGAGATTCCGGGTATTGGCCCTGTATGGGTCTATAAAGGAAATGCAAAGGATTATACAATACCAAATATCATCACAGGTAAAAAAATCCTTCTTTATCGCCAGAAAAGTGCAGCAAAACGATTTGGTGTTGTATTTGAACAATATGAAAGTTCACCATTTTGGGAAACCGTTGACACTTTGGCTTCAAGTGCCAAGAAACTTGAGCTGGGCTTTAGCGGTTTTCATGCTGGAGCCTTGACGGAGGTTTATATGGTGCAGAACATGGTGGAGTTTGGTCCTAAGAAGGCTATGGCCAACTTTATGAAGTATATCTTTGCAGATACAGCCAAGAACCATGAACTGCCTTGCTTTGCCAATCCTGAGGATTTTCAAGAGGCTGCTAGCCATCTGGTGAAGTTCGGAGCGACCAACGACTATGCTGCAGCGGATGTACAGAACATGTTTGACAATATGCGCGATGCAATGATGAAGGTGCAGGAGAAGTTGAAGAACGGAAATAAAATTTCCGGAACGGTGGCTTTGGCTACTATGCCATTGAAGGTGGCAACGCAGATGCTTTCGCTCATCAACAAGGGCATGGATAGAGCTTTGTGGGATTTCCTTCATGACGGACTGAAACTTGCGACCTACCGGATGAGGGCAGACAAGACTAAGGAACGTGCCAAGAAGAAGGGATGGACTGAGGAGGAACTGAGCCGGGCTTTGGACGAGGACGGTCAGTTTGTGAACGATATGTTTGGCGGTCAGCACTGGGATGTATTGGGTGCCAGCCATCGAACTTTGCGTTATGCCGGAAGAGTTCTTCTTTCACCAGACTGGAATGCTTCTACCACACGTCACTTCCTGGCATTAACCGGATATGGTTCTATATGGAATGAGGCCACCTTTGAAAACTTCAAACAGTATTACAAGAGGCTCAAACATAAGGAACTTATACCGGAGGATGAAGGCAGAAGAAGCAGACAGATTTCGGCTTTGCTCTGTTATGGTATCGGATTCATGGTATTTTATGAGGGTATTGCCAATGGCATCAATGCTGCCTTCCGTGCCTTGGACGAGGAGAAGGAACGCAAAAAGGCTGAGGAGATCAGAAAGACCAACCCAAGCTATAAGAGCATGTATGAACTTGCTTATCCTGATGGTATGAAGTGGTATGACTATCTAATGAGAGGCAACAGCCTTGGCCAGCAGAGCAAGATCTTCTTAGGCAGATATGAAGATGGTACAGAAATGTATGTGAGACATGGTAAGCAGTTCCGTGAGGTTCCGGAATATCTCTTCAATCATAAGGGAGAACTAGAGTTCCCTGGACCTATGGTACAGCGAATGATAGGTAAGGCTAACCCTATGGTGAGAATGACCTTGGATGATATAAACTATCTGAGCGATTTTCAAGCCAGCCATGCGGATCAGGAGATTCAGCGCAAGTATGGCAAGGCCATCGGACTGCTTTATAAGGATGCTTTGTACTGGGCGCCTTTCCTGATTCCGAGCCAGGAGAATAAGGAGTTCAAGGCTGTGGATTTCTTCTTCCCATCATCGAAGGGATTCTCTCCATGGAAGGCTCAGAGTTACTTCAAGGACTTTATCCTTAGCGGTGACATGGAGGGCGTGGTGATGACTTATCAGAGCTGCCAACGCAACGGTATTGATGCTGAGGCTCAGATTAAGGCTGCCATCGGCAGTGTGAAGGCACTGGAGAGTGCAGAAATGAGCGATGGAGTGACTTCCTTACAGGAGGCTAGTAAACGCTTTGATGCTGCCAAGAGTATCACGGAAAAGAAGAAGATGCGCCAGAAGATGAAGAAATTCCTCTCGCAGAGTGACTACAAGGCTTTTACCCAGAAGGAGGCTCTGGACATGGTGCAGGGTTATCTGAACGGTGATGAAGACTTGAAGGAAATGGAGAAGGCTGAAAGCAAGTACCTGATGAAGGCTAAGGCAGAGGACGTGACGGAGGACTGGAGAATACAGAACGTCTGGAACGGAACCATGGAGACTTATCAGGAGTATCAGCGCTTGAAGTCTATTGATAAGGCGAAGGCAAATGCCTTCAAGAACAGTAAGACCAACAAGCGACTGTTTGCGGCAAGAAAGGCTATCTCTGCTGCAAGAAGGAAGATGAATAAGGCTAAGAAGCAAATGGATGGTACGAATGGGGCTGCCAAAATGGTGGAGATCCGCAAGACCAGAAAGGAGCTGCTTAATACGCTGAACGGAATGGAGTAGCCTTCGGGCTACTTCACTCTAGGAAATGTTCTATATTTCTACAAACAGAAAAAGGGACTTGCTTCACAGCGAGTCCCTTTTTGATAGTCGTAAAATTCTAAATTCCAAATAAATTTTATTTTAAAAAAAAAGATTAAGATCGTATTTTGAAAATTGAAGATGTTGGAGCGATGTTATCCGAGAGAAGTACCAGATGCTTTATCTGGTTCATTTTTTGGTGTTGCCCAGCGTATGTAATCAGCCATGCTGTCATCCATGCGCTGCTGCTCACTCTTCGGATTCTCCTTCTTTTTTTCGCCCCAGAGCCGTTGGACGATGCTATCCAAACACCAGGACCAATCGCCATCGAGCGTGACGAACTTGGATCTAGGAACAACGGTAACTGTAGAATCATTCTTCTTCTCGCTCTTTTCATCTTTACCTTCTGGTGATTCCCCCTTTGCGGTGATAGAGGTAAAAGGAACATTATTTTCCTGAAGGAACTTTTCTACATCATCTTTTTTGCTATCGCAGAGTTTGATGTGGATAGCAACCTTGTGCTTGTCTAAAGAGGTAAGGGCTTCTTTTGCCTTTCCTACCAGAGACAAGTTGCCTTTATCATCTTTAGTAATGACGCAGGCTTCATGTACATTGATTGATTTACCCATGATTTAAAACGTTTTAAATTGAAATGCGGAACAAAAATAAGGAGAAAATGTGAAAAAGTAATGTTAAGTTGCGCAACTTATCACTAATAAGCGAGAAAAATGCGGTATTTTTGGCGAAAAATTAAGAATTATGGTTGACAATCATGTAATAAATGACATATCGAACTATGCAGAGCCGGGACCAGACTCACTTGAAGGAGTGAGTCGGGAGCGGTTTACGCAGAGCGAAAGCAATCTTCTGTTGCTGCAATGGGCTTGCCAATACTTCTATGATGGTGCAGAACTGAGAAAGAAGTGGAAGCGAGCGCAAGACTTCGTGATGGGAAGACAGTTGGAAGAGCTGATAGAATGGAACGGAAGAAAGATTACCATCCGGCAGTATATGGAACTGAAAGGTATGCCAATACTGGAATACGATGTAATTGGAGACAAACTTCTTTCGCTCGTAGGTCTTGTGCGCCAGCAGCGCAGTACTGCTACATGTAGTGCCGTGGATCCAAACGAGGAAGACTATATCAGTTTCTTCAATGAATATCTTCGTCAGAACGACAATCAGAACGACAGGCAAGAGTTAGATGCGAGAATGTTCTATGCCTTCTGTGTCTTCGCCTTTGTGGGCATGAAAACCTATTATGGCAGAAGGGATGGCAAGAATGGCATCTTTGACTATTCTGTAGACATCTTTAAGCTAGCTTTACCACCTTTCTTTAAGTATGACCTGAGCGATGTGGAATTTATTGCTGAGGCTCATGATTTGACTTGGCGAGAGATTATTGCTACCTTTACAAATGGAAGCAAGGAAGAGGTTAATAAACTCAGTGAGATCTATCTACAGACGCAGCATCATTTCGCTCCTGAGCAGACTTATCACCCCAACGGTGAAGCACAGTATGCCGGGATAGATGATTTCACCCATTCTTCAGTAGTAGGCAAGTACCGGGTATTGGAAATCTGGACAAAAGAAACCAGACCAGCCATCTGGGTGCATGACTGGGAGAGTGGAGATTGCGGCTATGCTTCTCCTGACCAGCGAGCCTTCTATGAGGAAAAGAAGCGCAAGATAGAGGAATCCAACATCATGAAAGATGAGAATGGCCTACCTGTGCTCGATGAGAATGGTGAGCCTATCTACTATGTAGACCCTTCTGAACTTATGACCATCGAGATTAAGGATGAGGCTGAGACCTACTGGTTCAGAAGATACCTTACCCCGAATGGCTATCTGCTGGATGCCAGGGAATCGCCCTACTATGTGCTGAGAGACGGTTTCAGAACTTCCATCATGCCATATACCTTCGTGGCTTATCCTTGCCTGAATGGTGAGATAAGAAGTTTCTCTATGCGTGCCGAGAACAACCAGCGCACCTTGAACCATTACATGATGATGATTAATTTCATCGTGGCCAATGGTGCCAAGGGTACGATGCTTGTGGACGAAAATGCTCTGAGCGAGAAACAGAGCATCTATGAAATGCAGGTGAACTATACCAAGACGGATGGTTTTATCTTATGGAACTCCAAGAATGGAGGTAAACCACCTCAGACATTGGTCAACAAGAGTATTCCGGCAGGTGTTGACTTCATGGTGAACTTTGCCAAGACGATGGCAAGCGAGGGAACTGGTGTGCAGGGTGCTCTACAAGGACAGCACCGGAATACCAGCGGTAAGCAATATCAGTTGGAAAGAGAATCATCATCTACCACCATACAGGACTTTGTTGAGAGTTTCAACAACTTTAAGGTACGTGTGGCCAAGAAGAAACTTTACCTTATACAGGAATTTTGTACCGATGCGGATAGCGTGAAACTGACAGGTGATGAATTTGAAATTCACTTCAATTCAGAGACCATGAGGGATATGGATCTGGACGTAGCCATCGACCTGGATGCTTACAGCCCAATCGTCAGAGCCACGAACAACGATATGGCTTGGAACTTCATGACCAGCGGTAAGATGGACCCATATACGATGCTTACGGTAGGGCAATTCCCTGGTACGAGCAGAATGAAGAAGTACTTCAAGGAACAGTTGGAGAAGCTACAAGCCATGCAAGCGCAGCAGCAAGCGAATGGCGAAATGCCTACAGCAGGAGTTGAACAACAGCAGACTGGTACGCCTGCAGCACATCTGAAAGATGTAAACGATGGAGCAAATGATTTGGCAGCTCTTCCTTCGGCAGCTATGTAGAAAAGAAGTTCTTAGGTAATTCATAATATTGAACGAAATGTTGTTCAGTTCTTAGATTAGATTATTTTATTTTTTAGGTTTATTAGTTTTTAAGGTTATTTGATTGTGAAGAGGAAGCCGTGATGGTCTCCTCTTCTTTTTGTTTAGTCAATACCATGTTTCTTCTTGTATATGCGTAACTTAAACATTGGGGTAGAAACTCGGTACATGTAGTATTCTTGCCATTGTTTCAACTTCTTGGCTCTAACCTTGTTGTCGGCATCGCAGCCGATGGCTCCCCACTTGGAAGGAGTGTAGTAGTAGGAGGCAGCCTTGATGTCTTCTACGTTCTTGAAATAGCGAGTGGCTTTCCACTTACCCATCTGGACTAATCTTCGATATGCGAGCATATTTTTTCTGTTAGGATCGTAGGTCATGATCGCCATATCTTTATGCGACTGGTCGTAGAGCATGTAGAATCTCGGTGCACCACATTCTTTATACTTGGCAATGGTTGCCTTGACTCCTTTTTGCCACATGCGTGTGGCACGGAAGAGTTCGATACGAGTGACGATAGGCTGGTAGATGGCTATGAGCATCTTACGCAGCAGGTTTGAATAACTTTGTTTCATTTTTCTTTTTACTTTTAATTATTAACTTATATGGACAGGCGATAGAATCGCCTGGAACGGTGACTATACAGGGGACGGATTATGCTGCTGTATAGATAGAGGCTAACTGCCACCACCTATTCCGGCCAAATCAGCTACTACTGGTGGGCGGTTGCGGAGGCGTTCACGTTCTATCTCTGCCTTTGAACGGAATGGAACGATTTCCGGTGCTGGCATATCCTTTTCCACGTAGAGGGCAATGGCTCGCGCCATGACACGGTCATCATGCTTTCCGGCTACGGCTCCATAACAATCGTTCTGCTTGTAATAGAGGAAGTAGGTACATTCGTCTATTGCCGCAAGTTCTCGCTCCATATAGCCACCATCACGGATGATGCGGGCCATGGTCTTTACTACTGCCACCTTTGTATTCTTGTTGGTGTTGAATCCCCATTTCATTTCGATATTCTTCACCTTCTTCAGTTTGGACTGTGATGCGCTATAGAGGTTATTGTATAGAGGCAGAAGGATAGGGAAGAACAGCTCTGACTGATTACCCTCAGTATTGTTCATGCGCGAGTAGGCAGTATTGTTCTCAATGACCAGATAAGCATCATTATAGAAATGGGCTATCTGGGCGCAGCGCATAGCCAACTGATCGGCATCGCAGTGACCATGCCATTCAGCTACGATTTCCGGTACACCACCATAGATTTCATCATAGCGGTCGAGGACTACAATATCTGAGAAGTCACTGGTTTTGTGAGAACCACCAATATCGCAAGCTACGATATACCGATGTCTGACAATCTCAGAGTTGTCTGGTCCAGCCCAAACCTTCAATGGTCCGCCTGAACGCTCGATGAAGCGTATATTGTCCATGCAAGCATCATCGGCAGCATCATAAGAGTCACCTTCAATGTCACCCACCATGATAGGCTCAATACCCTTGCAGTCCTCTTCCATTTCTTTCAACTTGTATGGGTCGAAGACTGTAGTACCTGAGAAGAGGAAGGCTTCTACATCATCAGAAGGGAACTCCTGACGCATATCGTCAAGAGTCTCATACTCCTTGGACTTCTCAATATACCAATGGATGCCCTCGAAAGATGCGCCTTTACATTCGTAGAGCCACCAATAGTACTTACCATGACCTTGCTCGTCATTGCGATTCTTCCACAGCCAGATGGCGAAATCGGCACGTTCATCCTCGGAAGCAAATGGCAATATATATTTTTCAATTTCGAACCATGCCACGAAGACAGGAGTAAATGCTGACAGAGGTTTTCCGTCTTTGTCTACTGAGTTTGCGGCTACCCATGTATCGTGGAACTCGTTTTCTCGTCCGTTAGGCGTTGACTCTCTGACGATGAATGTTAAAGGATCTGGCTGAATAGATGATGATGCAGCCTTGATCACCTTAGCCGGAGTCCACTCTGTGGTGTTAGGGAAGAAGGCTTCCTCTGTGATATGAGCAAGGGCTGCATCACCGGAGCGGCATGATTCTGGGTTTCGGGCAGAACCCGTTTGTATCTTGCAATCTCGTGGAATGAGATACTTGATATTCTGTATGGTTCCAGATGTCTTGATTTTGCGAGGGTCGTTCTTGAATGGTACACCAATATCGTAGAAGAGCCATGTAGGAATGGCATTAATTAACTTCTCGTACATATCGAATACCTGTGTGGCAGATGAAGACTGGTGGCCAACGATATTACTATTCCAGTTTGTCTTCCAGAAGATCTGTAACCATGCCATGTAGATGTCGGTGAGGGTAGAACCACCCCATTGACGGCACTTCAAGAGAATGACACGGATATAGTGGTACTGACTGTGAAGGCGTAACTGTTCGAAGACCTTGGCTAGTTTGATCTGGGCATTGCGAAGAAGAAAAGGTATATCCTCACCACCATCCTTATTCTTGATTCGGGCATAGGCATAGGCGAAGAAATAGAAATCGTGCTTACAGCGCAGGCGTATGAGGTAACGGAAAACAGCATCGCGAGCCTTCTCTTGGTCGAAGTCTGGCATGTACTTATCGCAAAAGGTCTCTATGGATCCACACTTGATGATGGCGCAGAACTTCTTTTCCTTCAACATTTCCACCGGGAGCCAGAGTTTCTTTCCATTCAGAAAATCAGTGATGACGCATTCGAATCGAAGTCCAGGGGCATTCTCTCCAGTAATGGGACGATAACTAGCGAGGAGACTTTTGAGTCTTCTCTTATCTTCTGCAAGAATCTCTTTGAGCTTCTTATCAGAAATCTGCAGCTGAGGTCGAACCTTTAAGGAGGATTTTGCTACTGGCATTCGTTATATATAATAATGTTAAGTGTTGAATGTTAAATGTTAAGTGTGTTGGCATGTCGGATAAATCTCTCTGCCTTGGCATAAATGAAACCTAAACAGAATAGGACTATGTGGAAGATACCAGCTATGTAAGGGAGAAGGAAACCTATAGCCATACCGAGCATCATCTGCCAGAAGTAGATGCGGTGATACCGATAATACCATTGCGCAGAGAATCCCATAAAAAATGAAATCAATACGGATGCACCCAATACAGGTAATGCCGGATAGTATATGAACGACAACAACACGGAGCAGAGCCATGCTGCCAGTAGGCGATGGAAGCGGAACTGATGATGAACCATCAATATGCACCATCCGTTGATACCCCAGTGTATAAAGTTGGCATGACCAAACATATAGGCGAAATGGGTGTATAATGGCGATGATGGAGACACAGCCAGCGAGGCATGAAGCGGAATGATGAAAGCCATCAGGAGGATGATGAGAAGTGTAATATATAATGTACGCATAATGGAAGTGATTTATCGAGTTATGAATGATGTTTTCTTATTGCGGAAATAATTGTTTATTTTCATCTGTATGTAGCGTGGAGCCATACCCAAATTGGGCGCAGGAAGATTCAGGCATACATACACAAGATTTTTGGTATTGTATTCCTTGTATTGATCCATTTGCCGGAGACGCAAGAAATCCTGATAGAAATCTTCAAAGAGTTTTTCTTTCATGGCTTGGTATTTTCCGAATTTAGGCTTATCCCCCTTGATGCGTTTACATACATACCGATAGGCTGTGCTATCGGCAAGATAATAGCAAGAGGCAGGCATCTTGGCGATGTAATCGCATATCTTAGCCATGGTGGTAGGATATTCTACCATCCTCTTGGCCTTGCGAAAGAGCACATACATTTCTTGGTCTCTTTTAAGGTAAATTTCGGATATGGAATTTAGATGTTTCATACCAACAAAATTAATTCATCAAGATGCAGAACTTAACACAAGGTTATGCGAAATTTTCCTTAATTTAGCACACAAATATTAAAAATGAATATTTATGGCAAAGGAAACTATTGATAATCAGAAAGTTAAGTCAAAGCGAGATTCTTTTAGGGAGCGTCTTGCTCAGCGTTATCCGGACTTGAATATGGACGATGATGAGGCTGTTTATGGTCAACTTTCGACCGATTACGACCAGTATGACCAGAATAAGCAGAAAATGGATGACTTCAACAAAATGTTGCAGGAGAACCCTCATGCTCCAAGTCTGGTGACAGGTCTTGTGACCAAGAAAAATGCCGATGGCAGCGACTTCAATTTTATCGATTTCATTATTGATGAAATGGGGCAGGACTATATTGATGCCATCAATGGTGACGAGAAGGCTAAGGCACGCTTGAAAGCTAGCGAGAAAGAGAAACTTGAAGCCAGCGAGAAACTTGCAAATGGCAATGAGCAACTTGCTGCCAATATGAAGCTGGAAGATGCCGAACTTGACGCTGCTATTAAAGAAGCGAAATTGAAGCCTGAGGCGATTACCGATTTGATAGAATGGATTTACAAGCGTAGCGATGATGGCGAGGATCACGATGATGATGGTTTCGTATGGCGTGCAGCTCGGTATGGCTTGAAAAAGGAAGACTTCTTGCGCCTTTTCCAGATCAAGGACTTCGACAAAGCTGTGGCTGATGCCGAGGAGCGAGGCTACAAGCGTGGTAAGAACGAGAAGATTGACCAGCAGAAACAACTGCATGATGGCAAGCAGGGTGGCAAGAAGAACATCAACATCGATGGAGGCGGTGGTGCACCATCACTTCCAAGGGAAAAAAGTCGTACTGAGCAGGTGTATAGTAAGATGATTGGGATGTAGAATTAGAAATTTATAATTAATAATTTTAAATGTATAGATTATGAAACAGTTTAAGAAATGGTTTGGTTTCATGATGGCGGTGCTCGTCATGATCCTTAGTGGTGGAAGCTCTTATGCAATGGCTGAAAATCCTCCTGCTGTTCCAACTGGTGAAGGTGGTGGTGGCCCGATTGGTCCTACAGATGGTCCTGGTGTTGGTGGTACTGGTCCTAAATGGGCAGCTGCTAGTCAGGAGCAGCAGGAAAAAATGGGAAATTGGGACTACTATGTAGCACATGTTAACCCAACCGTGGTAGAAATGAAATTGGAGAGTTGCCCTATCGATCAGATTCTTCGAGCTTCGAAACGAATGACTCCTGTTGACAGCAACCGCATTGAGTATTATTCCATCGGTCAGCGACCAATCAAAACCAAACTAACTGAGAAACTTGCTAAAACTACAAATGGTGGCTCAGTGACATTTAAGGTAGAAAATCCTACTGTGTTTGGTATTGGTGACATTATTATGGTTAACGACATGTTGGGTTTTGATGATAATGGTACCGACAGAAGCAAGATGATTCCTCTGCAGTTGCGAGTTACGTCTGTTGACAACGATGGTAATCCAACCTGTTATGCACTGAATGGCAAAAAAAATGCATCACGTGGTAACAGAGACATTCCTGAGGATATTGCCATTGGAACAGTAGTAATGCGACTTGGTAGAGCCGCTGGAGAAAAGGAGGTTGAAACAGGTAGTTACTATTCTATGCCTGACAAGAGCTTCCAGTATTGCCAGCGATTCATCATGCAGGTAGAGGAATCTCTTATTGATCGTATGATGAAGACCCAGGTTCAGTGGGACTTCACCAGACAGGAGAAAATGGCGATGGACGATATGCGTCAGGGTCAGGAGTTGAGTGGTCTCTTTGGCTATCGTTCTCAGTCGAATGGTGGAAAGGATGTCGGTATGGTATACACTATGGGCGGCATCTTCTGGGAAGCTGGAAAGGATTTGCAGATAGGTCACTGGGAGCCAAAGATGCAAAGGAACGATAAAGGCGATCTTGTTCCTGTAACAACGAAGGTAAAGGTTACGAACTCTGATGATGGTACAACTGAGGTTGTGAAGCAGGTATACGAGTATGTAATCAGCGAGAAAGAGTTGACTCAGTTTATTGCTGCTATGTTGAAGGGTGCAGGTAACTCTAGCCGTACCAAACTCCTCTTTGTTGACAACTTGATTTATCAGGCATTTGCTAACCTTCGTTCTAATAAGCGTATCATTACCCAGACAGAAAAGGATTATCAGGGTTGGAAACTAGATTTCGAGAAGTTCGAGAGTATGGGTACTAAGATTCTGATTTATCGTCACGATGCTTTTAACTCCTGGGGTATGGATGGTAGAGCTTTCTGCCTGGATGCTCGTTATCTGGATAAGTATGTATTCGGCACATGGACCAGAAATGAGTTTAACGCTAAGGATCTCTTGATTCGTAACACAGCAGGTGTTGTGATGGAGGAGTATAGCTGCTGGGTACTGACCTTCCCTGATGCTCATGCGCGTGTAGCCCGACCAGTTTTCACTGGTGATGGCGTGACAGATGAGGAGATTCTGGAGGCAGCGTAATCATCGTATAGGAAACTGATAGTTTTCTACATATATCAATCTAGGGGATAGTTGAGGCTAATGCAGCCTCGCTATCCCTTCACCATAAACACAAATAGATATGTATAGATTTGTAGCTAAGAGCATGCTCATTTTTGTGGTGACTCTGCCGAGCGGCCTGATCAAGAACATTGAGTTTGAGCGGTGCGGCAACGATGCCTATTCGTACATTACGGATAACAAGCAGGTGGCAGAATGCATCAGGAAACATCCTCTTACGAAGGCAGGCCGTATCATTGATGAGAGCCAGCCGGAAGAGGTGCAGATTCAGCAACAAAAAGAAGAGCAGGTGAAGGACGAGAATGCCCTTCATTTCGAGAACATCACCAAGGCCAAGAACTATCTCCAGAAGACCTATAAGGTGGATGTAAGGAAACTGAAATCACCTGAGAGTGTGAAGGAGAAGGCTAAAGAGCTGGGTGTGGTGATTGAGTTTTAGTTTATAATTTTTAGTTAATAGGTTTCTTGCTTATGGAAGTTCTTATGAGTGACCTTGTGAAGGAAATGCGCATAGCTATGGACGAAGTGATCCATGATGAGGTGAATGACATCATTACGGATGATTCGGACACGGAAATGAAGCAAGCCATTGAAACTGCAGCACAACAGATTCTGCTGCAAGCACCAGCGCAAATGATTCTCCCCAAAAGGGTGGAAGTTTCGCTGAATGAAAGTGGTAATCAAGATTATGATGCCATCCAAACACAGTTTACAGATGGTCATGGATGCCTGACAATTCCTGACGATTGGCTGAGACTTGTAGAGTTGAGGCTACGAAGTTGGCAAAGCACGCTGACTATGCTGATGGAACCAGGCAGCAAGGAGGCTCAGATGCAAGCCTCCCGGTGGACCAGGGGAACACCACAGAAGCCAAAGGGCATGATTACCACATCGCCAACTACAGGAAAGCGAGTGCTGATGTACTGGACTGCCGGAAGGTATGATGCCAACCATGCACCTGTTGGAGCTGTATATGATCATGAGGTTGAACTGTTCACGTATATCCCTTATCAAAAGTTAGAGGATGTGTTTTCTACTGATACTGGGCATGAAAACGAAGTGACCGACCAGAAGATTATCCTTTCCCTTACAGATGAATGCAAGAAATATCTTATCTATCGTGCCATCAGCATCTTCCTGGTAAGTAAGAAGGAAAGCGATTTGGCAGAAAAGTATAACCAATTATCTCAAATATAATATTTTATGGCTAACGATATTAATAAAGAAGATCCTCATTACAAGGGAGAATATGGCAGCATCTATGAGGTGAACCGAAAGTTTCCTACTGGTGGTGTGGCCGGTGACTTTGTGGTGATATACGGTTGGGCTCATTACTGGAATGCAGTCAGAGGAACTTGGTGTGTAAATGCCGAGAGGGATAGCTATTGGGACGAGTTGATAACAAATATCATAGAAAAGTTTAAGCTCGTAAGAGGTGCTACTTATCTGGGCGTGGCTAATCTTGACACTGTGCCTACAAAGGTTATTGGTGCCAAAATGTATTATTTTGCGACCGTAGCTGGTACGTATAAAAACTTTGATAATCTCGTAGTTCCTCAGGGCATCAATGTACTCTATTCTGAGAATGGCAGCAGCTGGGTAAACACAACCTTGCTGGAAGTGGCTCAGGAGTTGGGCGTGAGCACCAATAAGGTTGTAAGCCAGAAGGCTGTTAGTGATAAACTCAGCGACTTATCTAAATATTTTAATGATAAATTCAGCGACTTAAATGTTGAACTGACTAAGAAGTTCAATTCAGAAAATATCACCCAAGGGTCTGGAGATTCTGAGGATAAGGTAATGTCTCAGAAGGCAGTTACTGAAGCACTTGCAGACACCATAAAAGATAAATACATATTAGAAGTTATTATGCCACGACTGGAGTATAAAAAGGCTATTGGCACGGATGGTAGTATTATAAATGCTAGTCAAAATTATAATAATACTTTTTATGTAACAGATTTTGTTGAAATTAAAGCAGGACAAAAGTTTATTATAGAGAATGGATATGCCGTAAAAGGTACTAATATAATAGCAATTTATTCAAAAGAAGATAAGTCATATATAGAAGGAATAGAAGGTCTTGGTAAAACAATGACGGCAGAATACACTGCTAAAAGTGATGTTTATGTAAGGATTGGAAATAATAGTGCAAACAATTTAGGTATAAACTGCAAGACATATATGTCATTTGAAACAACTTCTAAGAAAAGTGACATATTTAAAACAGAAGTTGTTGATGTAGTTGAAATACAAGTTGGCATAGTAACACATACAGGTGATAGAAGCCTTAGTTTTTCAAAGCGTTCACAAGATAGAATGGCTCTTGTTAATGTTGATGGTTCTAATATTCTAAGGATAACACCGAGAGGTAGCAATGGTTGTTCATTTGCAATGTTAAATTCATATACACCGCCTACATCAAGTAGTGAATTTCCTGACTATGTTAATAAGGTTGTATTCAATGTTAATGCTGGTAAATCAGTACTTTTTGATGTTTCTAAAGCTAAATATCTTGCGTTTGTTTCTGCAACAGATGTAAATCCTAATACTTTACCAGTTGAAGTATCTTATTTGGTTAGTAATGAAAAAAGCTTAATTACAGAGAATACTAATTCTCTTCTATATGAACCTCCATATCAAAATATTAAAGTTACTAAAGGTACTTATACTGAATCAGAGCGATTTGATGTTGAAGGTGCAGAAAGAGTAACATTTAATCTATATGCATTTGGTACGAGAGCATCAAAGTTTCTTGATGCAGATGGTACTGTATTAAAAAAGTGGGGTTACGGAAATACTGAAGGATGGTTTGAAGGTGAGACAACTGTTCCTAAAAAAGCTAAATATCTTGTTTATAGAACTAAATATACTTCTCTTGAAGCTTATATTCATGTTTATTATAAAAAACAAATGAGTGCTCAGAAAATAAATGATGAGTTGTCATCAATCAGAGAGTTAACAGCTAACGCAGGTTATCATTATCTTGCAGATGCATATGGCGTAACTACATCAAATGAAGATAATACTGAAAAACTGCAAGCGTTAATTGACACGGTTAATAAAAATGGAGGTGGTATCATTGAGATTGGTTGTGGTACATTCACATTTAAAAATTCCGTAACACTTAAAAGTAATGTTGGTATTATGGGGCAGGGAATTGGTAACACAATACTTAAAATGCTCGATGGTGGTAGTACAACTAATTATGCACTTTTTAATGGAGATTTTATAAAAAATGTATTCATAAGAGATATTGAAATAAATTCAACAGGAACAAATACTACAGGTAAGCATCTGTTCATGCGTTATATTGAGGACTCATATTTCACGCACATAAAATCTGTAGATAGCAGACCAACGGCTATTGGTATTGATTTTTTAAATCACGTTACTATTACAGATAATATCATAATAAACGGAGGACGTTCTAAAAATATTTTTGGAAATGCTTGTATTGGTATAGGTACTGGATATGATAAGTGGGAAAATGAAGATTTTGTCATATCAAATAATATCTGTATAAATGGAGGACAGCGAGGAATATTCGTTGAAGACCAAGCTCGTTTTGGAGGTACTAAGAAGATGAATGCGGGATATGGACAAGTTATTTGTGGAAATATTGTCAGAGGTGGTTATCGTGGAATAACAGTTGAGGCAGGTAAAAGAATCAATATAAGTGGGAATACTATCTATGGAACTCAGATTGGTATGGGAGTAAAAGTCTATGCTGATGATTGCCTTTTTCAAGGAAACTTGCTAGTAGATAATAATACTGGCATTATTGTCGACGACTTATCAGCAACATTTGTTGATAATAATAACATCGCATTTATTGACAATATCATAAAAGGAGGAACAACTGGCATTCATGTTAAATCTGATGGTCTTATAAGAGACCTGACAATTAAGAATAATGTTATTAAGAATTACACAAATGGCTGTAAGATAACAGGCGGTGTTAAAACACTTGTTTTGCAAGGAAATAATGATTTCAGTACTGCTATTAGTTATCTACTTGGTGGGGAGTTCTCAAATGCTATTATCAAGGACAACACTTTTACAGTAGCTCCAACAAAGGAGGGTGAGACATCATTCAGCGGAAGCACCCAATGGGTAGAACAAATGAATTAAGTCTATGACATAATCGGCAAATGGCTGGTGAAGAGCAATCACTGGAAGCACTTTATTAGAGGTGCGCTCGTTGCCCTGTTTGCTGACGACACAATATGATAAATTATATTATTGTTCATTGCTCGGCCACTAAGACTGTGCGTTATTTTTATGTTAGAACTCAAAGTTATAAAACTTGAACTCTAAGTCGCTGACTTTGAAAATTAAAAATAAGACAATATGAAGAAGAAACAATTACATGAGGCACTGGCAGTGCTTCTTACCAAACTTTCATCGGCAAGGGACAATCCCTTGCTGATGGATAACTACGTGGTGAAAGCCTTGCGCACGGTTCTTTTGAATTTCAAGGAATCGGGCGAGCTTCACGAAGCATACAAGGAGCAGATACAATCCACGCTGGAGAGTGACAACCCCTGGGTAGCTATGATGATGAAGTCAATTGGCGCAGATCCTACTATTAAGAAGAGTATGACCGATGAAGCCATTGACGGAATGATTGATTCTATGCTGGGGGCAGAATAATACAATTTTAGTCTGAAAGTATTATTAATTACTTTATTTTTTATTCAAAATGAGAAAAATAGAAAGAATTTTTGTTCATTGTACAGCTGGCTCGCAACGTCAGAGCATCGAGGATCTCAAGGCTGAATTTCGTCTGAAGGGTTGGAAATATCCTGGTTATCATTACGTGGTTGACATCAATGGTGGCATCCATCAGCTTCTCGCCATAGAGCTGGTCAGCAACGGCGTGCAGGGCTATAACTCCTCTGCCATCAACGTTGCCTATATGGGTGGCATTGACAGCCACGGCAAGCCTATCGATAACCGCACTCCAGATCAAAAGGATGCTCTCATTTTGCTGCTTCATAGACTTAAGCAACAATTCCCGGATGCAAAGATCATGGGGCACAGAGACATCTGGGGGAGCGATCAAAAAAAATGGAAGAAGTATTGTCCTTGTTTTGATGCTATGTCTGAGTATAAGGATATAGAATAAAAGATGTTAGATAGATAAAAAAAGGGGAGTGTTGCTTAGCACTCCCTTTTCTTGTATATAGGCTATAATTTTCTTATTCATAAATTTGAATGTTTAATTAGTGCAAATATACGAATAATTTGCTTACAGATTGCAACTTTAACAAAACTTAACTTTGAAATTTTGCTCAAAATGAATTGATTTGAGCAAAAAATTGTAATTTTGTCAAGAACGTAGAACAATTAACTATAGACAAAAGGAGGGTTTTCAATGACAGAAGAACAAAAAGTCGAAATTCAACGTTTGATATAAAGGACATTGATGTGACGGAACTGATGGGAATGCTTATGAAGCATGGTAACAGATATTCAAGGAGAATTCTGAAGTTCTTCAGATGGTTCTGCAAGTACGTTCCAATTACGCTTATGTGTTTTCACGCTTACGGAATGTGGGATTTCTCTCAGCATCCACGAGACATGTTTGTCCCATACGCAGAAAATACACCTTGCTATCTCTATATCTATTTCATGGTGTATATTTTACCAATGGTTTTGATATTAGCGAGCCGATTCTTTTTCCTATGTTGGAGATACCGCATTCCATTTTTCTACTTTTTCGGCATCAATGCGGCTCACATCGTGGAATGGAGTTGGTACACAACTCAAGATATGATTGATTCCTGCTTTACCGTAATGATAGTGACTGCAATGTTTTATCTATACGGATTCTGTGACATGTTTATCAGCAAAACCAAGTTAGGACGTAAAATTTGTGCGTGATATGGGAAAGATACTAAATTATAAGTTGCTCGGAACGGCTTTGAAGTCATTGAGTGACGCTTGCTTTAAAGCTGACGAACAGCAGAAGAATGGAGAGAAAGTCACCGCTTGCGGAATGAGCGATGAGGACTTGGATAGATTGTGTGACATCATTCCAAACATGCTAAATCCTATGATGAGCACGGAGGAGGTCAAGGAGAAACTGCACGTTTCTGATGCTACACTCAATCGTATGGTTGCTAGGGGTGATATTCCGAATGGCGAGTGCAAGAAGCGAGGGCACACCCGATATTTTAAGAAGTGGGATATACTACACTACATAAAAAGCAAGAGAAAATCATAATCAATTAAGCCCTATCGCAGCACGGATAAGCGAGTATGTATGAGTATTATGGACTTTATGTTTTGGGCTTTGATTATAGTAGCAATGCTTGTAATCATCAACTGCACGTTCATTGTATACCTATACTATTCTTACGAGTATAAGAAGGTCAATAAGTACTTCTTGGCTTGGGTAACGGTGTCAACTATGACGTTGATAATGTGGTTCGGGGTAGGATTGTATTTGTATCTACTAAATATTCCTTAGGAGTTGAGTAAGAGAGGTAAGTGATTATCTCTCTTTTTTATTTGCATTGATTTCGATGCTTTTAAAAATACAATATTTTGAGGAAATTATATACAATTATATACAATATTTCTTCAAAAATATATATTGACTCAAAATGATACTACCCACTATCATTTTAAAACACTGATAATCAGCCACTAAAAGAAAGTGTGATTGAGTTATTAAAGAATTTGCCAGTTCCTCGTATCTTTGCACACGTAATCGGTTACATGTGTGAATAAACAAAATGTACAACTTTTATTTCTTTAGGAATTATGGCAGAAGAAGTAATTAAGACTACCTCTTGTTGCAACGATGCAATGATGGGTGGTTTGCTTGGAGCGATGGCAAATCGTGACAACAACAATCCTTTGGCAATGGCGGCTATGATGCGAGACCGTGACGATGCCGACATGTGGAACAATCCATTTGCCTACATGATGATGATGGGCGTGATGAAGTGGATGTATGGCGACAACTGGAACAATCGTGACAATGGCGCAGACGTGCAGCGTGCGGAGATTCAGGGTCAAATCGAGAGTTTGCGCAACCAGATGGCAGACAACCAGAATAGCAACTTGCTGATGGGTGCCATTCAGGGTAACGGCAACGACCTTAAGATGTTGGCAAGCAATCTGAACTGTGACTTCAACGCTTTGCAGAACTCTATCTGTGGCATCCAGGCAGGCATCCAGCAGCTTGGCGGTCAGGTAGGATTCTCGGCAGAGCGAGTAATCAACGCGATTTCACAAGGTGACTTGCAGATGACAATTGCGCTTAAGGATTGCTGCTGCCAGACGCAGCAGAACATTATCCGTATGGGTTATGAGAACCAGATGGGCCAGAAGGACATCATTAACCAGATGCAGCAGGGCTTTAGCTATACCAACACTGGTATAGAAAGAACTGCTTCGAACCTCGGTTTCCAGATGCAGCAAGACAAGTGTGACATCATCCGTGCAGGTGAGAACAACACCCAGCGTATCATCGATACCTTGACCGGCCATTGGAGCCAGGAGCAAGCTAACGAGATTCAGGACTTGAAGTTTAAGAACTCTCAGTTGCAGCAGAACATCTACCTTGCCAATCTGATGAATGGCGGTTGCGGATGTGGCGCAGGTGTAGCAGGTGGCTATCAGTAAAAAAGTAAAGAATGAAACAGAAGCGTAGTGGTATGAACAAGATTTCTCCAGTGGGTTTGGCTACTACAGCATTGGTAGCCAACCAAGTTTCAGTCTTAGCTACTTACAATGAGAAGCTTTGCAGACCTTATTGCGTGAATGGCAGCGTGCAGCCACAGACAAGCATAACCTACAGTTATGAGCAGCCTATCCTGAATGGCACAACGGTGTTTGTGCCTATCGTGGCGACAATCTCCATCATTTCGCCTGTAATAGGCAACAGAAACGTGATGAGAGCGCAGCCTTTGATTTACACGGAAAGATGGGTAGCAGCCTTCCAAGGGCAGACAGCACTGCCAACGGCTGTAACTATCGCCAGTGTTGGCAGAACGCAAAAGGCTAACGATGTGGTATGCGGAAAGGCTAGAGGCCTGAGCATATTTGACAGTCTAACCGTAGCATTGACTACTGCTTAGTATCATTATAGGGGGAAATGGTGGATGGTGTGTAAGCCATCGTTTCCCTCGCATTATCCATTTAAAACGATACGATTATGATATTCAGAGAATTGAAGGCTGGATTTCCAATCTATCTATTTGATAGAGCCAGCAGAAAATTTAAACAAGGTAAGGTGACGACCAATCCATGCCCTGACTTTGAGAATGGCAAGCAGAACGTAATTGCTGCTATGCCAGGAATGCCGAATTATGGGGCAAGGAACGTGAAAGTAAACGTGCAAACTGAGGATGGCAAGCAGTCTATCTACTCGGTTGTAGATACTGAGCAAACAGCATACAGCGACACCCTTGTAATATCCTGTAGTAAGGAGAGTATCATCAACGAGGTAAACGCATTGAAGAACCAAGCCAATGACATCATCAATAAGATGCCGGACTTCAAGCAGACCGTAAAGGACTGTGATCAACTTCTCTCAGAGTTGGACACAACGTTTCGAGATCAGCAGAAGACCAACCAAAGACTTGACCAGATGGAAAATAAGTTGGACGAGATATTCAAATACGTCAAATCACAAAAACAAGAATGATATGAACTTAGTAGAACTTATCACAAAATATCAGGCAGATGCCACACCGGAACAGATGGTGCAGGTAACCAAGATCATCGGCAAGTTTGTGGCGATGCATGCCGAGGAAGATGATCTCCTGAAACTGTATAAGGAGATTTATGGGGTTGTGGGTAACGGCCACTTCAACGACTTCTTTGCTGAGGCTCAGATCAAGAAGATGGTGTTTGAGGATAACAAGGAGGTAGAGCATCGTGCTCCTTACTATACCGCAGCTAAGACTCAGGAGATCTATGAGACGGTGAAGGACGAGATCAGACCTTACAACCAATGGGATTTTGCCGTTGTTCTGAACATGATCTACTCTGACAACTATAATCTGATGAAGAAATGGTTTCCGGAGGACAGCGAGGAGCAGATGATGGACAAGATGGTGGATCTTGCCGTAAATTGGCTGAGGGATGATGATAACCCTTATGGCCATTGTAAGGCATGGGGGTACTTCAATTACTAAATTAGTTAAGAGTGAAGAATCCAATTGCTTTTCAGACGAGTGTTTAATTTCCATAATGACCTAAGATATATAAAAGAAAACTATCAGAAGAAGAGAATGCAGGCGGAAAATGGGCTTGTGTTCTCTTTTTTCGTATGAAGTTGCGCAACTTATCACAGAGAACTGGGAATGATGGCTTATATTTGCATCGTTTCCATAACGGAGTGGGGACGGATAAATGAAAAAGAAAATGAATGATATTCGAGGTTACTTAATTGGGACGATATGGACTTTTCTGAGTCTGCTGGTTCCCATCAGGGATTTTATGATTGCCATGATGGTATTATTTGGGCTGAACCTGGTGTTTGGCATCGTGGCTGCAGTGTTTAACGGTGAAGAATGGAGCTGGAAGAAATTCGGTATGTTCTTCGTATGCTGTGCAGTGTTCTTCGTGACGGTGGCTGCATTATTTATTATCGGTCATTTCTTGCATTCTGATACAGAGGCTCTGTTTTGCGTGAAGTGGGTGTGTATAGCTGCAACCTATCTGTTCACGACCAACATATTGAAGAACCTGAGACGGATGTTAGTGTCAGATACGCCCTTTTATAAACTTGTGGACTATGCTTATTATGCGCTGACACTTGGATTCGTAGAGAAATTCCCGATGTTTAAGAGATACCAAGAACATAAAAACAATAAAGTAAATGGAAATGAAGGAAATAATATCTCATAGCTTATGAAATCGAAACATTTAATTATCTATCTGTTCGTTTGGATAGCGTATTTTTCAATTTTGTTTCTGACGAGTTGTAAGACGAAGACTGTGACGCAGGAACATTATATTACGGACCAAACAAAGAACAAAAGTTTGGATGCCTCCTGGCAGGAGCGATTTATCTCTGCTTTTGAGCAGATGGCAAATAGCAGGATCCAGGAGCACGAAACATCTGTCAAGGAAAGTACACATACAAAGGATAGTACTTCAACCACTGTAGATCAGAATGGAAAGCCTATCAAGACAGAGTCATGGCACTCTGTTGTGACCAACAGGAACACAAAAGAGGTGCTGAGGCTAAAGGATTCCATTAACATCATATCTAAGAAGGTAGATAAATATCAACTTCTTATGGTTCAAAAAGATTCGCTGATTCGGTTAAAGCAAGACTCTATCAACATTATGAGGCGAGATCTAACCAAGAATGAGCAGCGACTTGTGACTATAGGGAAGGTAAGTCTTTGTGCGTTAGTAGGTATCATCATAGCCATCATAACAGGTATTCTTGTTTGGTTATGGCATCGTAAAAAAAATGTGATCAAGTATGAAGACAATAACAATTAAAATCATCAAGAAAAGCGTGATGGGAGTGGTAGAAGGACTATCTGCCACCATTGCGCAGCATAACCCAGAGGTGGACTTTCAGACCGTCTGGGCGAGCGATGGCGAGGAAGCGAAACTGGATATATACTATCGGGAGGCGATAACCGACCTAGAGAATTTTCTTGCGAGGTTTTCTTCTTCGACTACCCAGAAATTTGATCTGCAGGCTCTGGCTGATGATTTCTCTATCAATATAGTGACACTTGCTTCTTGGCCGCCAAGGTTAAGTGGTGTGCTGAGCAATCAGATTCAGAACTATCTTGTGCATGCAATCATTGCCGGGTGGTTGAGTGATTTTCCGGATATGGCTCATACGGACTATGCCAGTATGGGAGCGAGTGACCTTGATGCCATTAAGGAGATTTTGTTAAAGAAAGACTTTAGCTTTGCTGAGGCTGAAAGAAAAGCCGATGATACAACGAAAGAAGGCTCTTCTGCCATGGCTTCGGCAAGAAGTGGGGATGAAATAGGTAAGCAGAAGAATGCGCAGGCAACTGCCGGGCGGTCTGTAGATGCTGAGGCTAAAAGTCAGAATGAACTGGATGCTGAGGCTCGAAATGTGGACGAAGTAGATAAGGATGGCCAGAGTGGGCCGAAAGGATCTGAGCGCAATCAGGACTTCGTTTCGCAGCATTTTCATCATGATCATGTAGACTGGAGCGGAGGCAGGCCACCTTATGAACTGAGGTAGATTTATTAATCATCTAAATATTTCGAAATATGGATAGTAAACTAATTACTTTGAACTTTAGCATGGAGCAGGTATGTAATGACATATTGGCTCGATGCTATGTGTTGAGCCAGGGACTGGTGGATGATGCGCAGAAGGACATCAGAGCCACTATTGAAAGCCCTGACAGTAAAGAGACTCGCAGTATTATTAATCGTGCAGTAACGGAAGCTATCGGTAATATCAAGGTTGCAGCTCAGCGTTATCTGACCTCAGGTAGAGTGGAGGATAACAACAATCTGGAGCGACTTGTGAAGGGTACGAAGAAGTATGTGTACACCGATAACAACAACGGCACATGGACTGAGGTTGTGACCACAAGCATCATCGGCCAGGATGATGAGGAAGTGACATCTACCGTAACCAAGGCTGGTAATGATCGGGTGGAAAGTATCTATGAGACTGTTACCCTTAAACTGGAGATTCCGAACTGGAACGTGGCTGTGACGGATGCGCTTAAGAGCAATATGCATCGGTATATGGTTGACTATACGATGAGTCAATTTTTGCAGGATCAGTATGCAGATAAGGCTGGACAGTATGGGGAGAGTGCTACAGCAGACTTCAATAATATGAAGAGCAACCTGTTAAGCCGGGATAACTATACTTTGAGACGGCCGAGCTTTACTTAATGAAACTTTTTCTTTCGTTTTAGGTGTGTTTATGGAAAGAGCCTTCGCTTCGGGATAACTCCTGATTTGCGAAGGCTCTTGTTTTTTTGACATGGCTTAGAAAGCCATGGAACGGTGGTTTTTCTGCTAGAACTTGCTGAAACGCCTGATGATTTCGAGGCGCGTATCAAAGTATTGATTCATGGATTTCATCTTCAGGTATAGGGCGATGCGGAAGAAACGATAGCTGTGAGTAGCCATGTAGCTGGACTTCATGCCGCCCAAGCGACCGATGTAATGCCAATTCTGATTATCATTGCTGCCATACAACCACATGATTGGTATGCTGCCAGACGTGAGGGAATGGATATATCCTGTAATGGAATCAGGTACGTTATCTTCATCGAACTTAAGTGTACGAGTAACTATGATACCATGATACTCTGTTGGATCTTCGTAATCGTAACCCTTATCAAGCACCATCACGCTGCCATCCCTATATTGTATGTAGGGGTGTGGGTAGGAATTGATTGCCGTGAGCACGTTCTGTATAAGGAAAGTGCTCCAGGCATTATCCTTAATAGAATAGCAGAGTGCCACCGTATCAGCCGTAGAGGCCCTAGTCGTCTGCGTAACATCTAAACAGAAGATGCGAGAGTTTTTGTAATCGTAGATAACCTGACAATGCTGGAAGAACTCTATAGGCGAGGAGGTGAAATCTATGAGTTGTCGCATCTGAGCCTTGATAGTCTTGACGGATTCGCTATCCCCTTCTGTGTCAACGAAGAAGTTGAGGAACTTACCTAGGCTACCGGAAATATTGAAGCCTGGACCATCTAAGACATCGCTCATAGAAACCACCTGTGACTCTGCTATGCGACTGAGGGAGCGGTTTGTTGCAAAAAGAACGGACTGGTCTAACTGAGTGATAGACTTCGGATTGCTACAAACCTCACGACTAATTGGGTGGATGCTGCTATAAGTGCCTTTGGATGAGACTTCCAGCGCCCAGATACCATCGGTAGAGAATGCCATTAATGGGTACTGACCAAACTGTCCCTGTGAGAGCGCACGCGTGGTGGAGGCTATACCCTGTATAGTTCCGATACCTACGGTATTGATGCCATTCAGAGGGAAATAGAAGGCATTATCGGACTCAGATGTGTAGATCTTATTGGGAAGTTCTACTACGTCATCAACCGTATACGTAGGAGCATCAACAATGTAATCGTCTCCATCGTCCTCGTATGTACCCATGTGAATAGATCCATTCAACTCATCGCAAGGAGTGAGCGGAAAGCCAAATACTACCACTTCGTCATCTACTACCACATCGTCATCTGGACGTGTGAAAAAGTACATCATATCTGCCCTAGAGTCAGGGTAGAACTTCGCAGCATTACAGAACAGAAATTGCTCGATGTAGTAATAATGTCCTTCTGTATTATATAATCCTCGCTGTTCTACGTACTTGACACCAGAGGTCGTATTAAGCCTTACAACGATTTTATCTACTAAGTAAGTCTTTTTACCTAGAACCTTGATGTATTGCGCCTGAGGCAAAAGAACAGCATCGGTGAATCCTGCAAATAGTTTTTCCTTGATACCATATAAATTGAGGCGGTGATTATAGACATAGCCACCTTCTGCAAAAAGATAGTTATGGGTCTTATAGTCATCCTTCATCTGTTCTTGCAGAGCCACTTGATAGACTGCATTTTTATCGACTGGGAGATAATTGCCTAATCGAGTCCAGAAATTATCTAAGTCTAATGTGCAGACCTTGTAGTAAGCAGAACTGTTTTGCAGTTTTTTCTTATACGCATCGTTAGCTAGTGTTGGGAATTTAACTGTAACGTAACCATATTTTTGAGCAGGATTATTCTGAAAATAAGTACAAGACCTTGCACCCATACTTAAGGCATAGGTGCGTGGGCGAATCTGTAAACTACTAATTTTCTCAGATGTGTCTACATTTGTTATAGGAGGAGTAATGAAAAAGTCTACCGACTTGATAACATCCTTCCATTTTCTTAATTCCGTCAGAGATTTTCCTGAACTATCGGCAAGATAATAAAGTAGCGATGTGTTACGTGGATAATAATAGAACGTAGCACCTTTGAAATATACAGCTAATGCTGTACCTTTGCTATCTTTTCTATTATATCCCTTTTCGTTTTCATAATTTATAGCGGAGTTGATTGTGGCATTTCCTTCATTCCAATTACCATAGGCATCAATAGAACCCTCGCTAAAACCATTAGATGGAAAATAAAAATTAGCAGCTTGCACTAAATAGGTATTCGGTACTTGTACTGGTATGAATACAGGCGCAGAATGCATGATCATGCTACCATCAAACATACGGTAACAGTAGCGAATGAAAAAATTGGCATAGAAGCGACCATTACGAGCTATCATATTATTAGTACGATTAACTAAAGCATATATGGACTGGGTCAAGTCGGAAGCTTTTTCCTCCTTAATATTTACGCAAATATCGCCAGGATGCCAAGTTTCTCCTTTCACTTTGGTATAGGCTTCATCGCACGATATGGTACTTTGTTGCCATGCTTCGTTAAACCCATTTTTACTACCCTCTGCATCTATACCTCCAGATGGGTAATCCTCTGGATTATCTTTATTTTCGACAGTAAAACGAATGTTAAGAAACGGTGGTTTAAATCCAAGATACAGATAGTCACCACCATTGTTCTCACCATTGCGCTCGAAGAGAGCGTAACGAATACCATCACTACAGATTATAATGAGAGTATTACCTATAGAACTAACAGACTTTAATGTACCTTCTTGAAACGAACATATAGTATTCGTATGGCTTCCATAATCAGTGAACCAATGGAGAGAGTTTTCTTTTTCGTGATAACCTATGAAATTCTTATAACCATTGGTTTCATGAATATATACTAACTTCGTGTCACCAGCTTCATTTACCCACAACTTTCCGGGTATTTTTGTTCCTGTGACAATAGAAGGGCGCAATGCGCCATCATGCAGCTCTAGATTGCCGCAGAGGGATAGCGCACCGTTTTCTACTGCCATTTCATCAGGAGTGAGGCTGAGGCCTTTGTATCTAATTGATTGTTGCATATTTCTTAATGTTTAATATTTTATTATCGACAATGCTCGCTGTCGGCCCTATTGACGATTGCTAAGGCTGGATAACTGACGCCATCTACATTGAGATTGATGGTTTCATTAGCCGTAACCAGTTCTATCTGCTTAGTACCAGTCGGGATATTCGGTATATAGCTAAGCAAGAAACTGACGGTAGAAACATTACTGGCATGGAGCTGCCCCTTACGGCCAGACAGTTTGATGCATGCTACTTCTTTAGCTTCTATATCTGGTGTAGACTTAATGACATACATCTGCTTACTTGGCGTATAGAAACAGAAACAAATCTTATCACCCGGATGGAGATCCAGCAGTTTGCAAGGACTAGACCTTAGAGTGATACGCCCATTCAGATTAAGGGCAAGTCCTCGCTTCTGTACGCGAGGACGATTGAGAATAATGACATCATTTGTTAGCTTCATGATCTGTAGGTTTGTGGAGCCAGAAACGGAAATAATCGTTTTCGGCATCCTGGTTGCGTACTTTGACGTATTCTCTGGTAACATAGAAATGTTTCTTGCTGAGAGTAGGGTTGAGGCCGTAATCATTCAACATCATTGCTGGCTCTACTCTACCATCGAAGGAAATCTCGTACCAGTAGCGATGGAGAAAGAACCATGGACGAAGACGAACCTCCTGAATGGTGGTGTAATTACTCTTGTCTGCCCGGCACGGTACGATGCTCCAGCTACCATCCTGCCAATGCTCTGTGGTCACTTCTCCACCTGGTGCCATTTCATGTTTCTTGATGATTGACTTCTGAATCTTAACGATCAGGCAAACATCAGCCGTGAAAACTTTAGCCATTTTTCCATGGCAGAGCATGACGAAGCGGCCTTTCTTATCAGGAAGTAGGCTACGCTGTTTGCCCGGCTTATTGATGACACAGACGGTGGAGAGGAACTTATGTCGAGCCATGGAGAGAAAATCGGGCAGTTTCGCCTTGGCGTGCATGCGGTCGATGACCTTCTGAACCTTTTGGAAGTTTTTCTCTGCCTGAGTCTCATGAATAGTGACCGGAGATTGAGGTAACTGATCTTTTCCCTTTTGCTCACGAATCTTCTTAACGTTTTCACGAACCTGCTTCTTAGAAGGTATTTCCAGAAGATGACCCGTTTTCTTATCAAGTCTGTATCTTGTTTTTTGCTTTTCCATAATGAGTTGTCTTTAAATGTTGCCCTCGTTGAGGCAAATGATTTCGAAATGATGATTCTCGCAGATGTCGTTGCCGTTGGCCATACGATGATTGAAGGAACAAGGGATATGCTTGTTGTACAGATCGCACTGAAGACAATGATCAGGAACATCTTTCTGTTCTTTGCTACCAACTTCATTATCTATTGGCTTACTGGGTACAGCCCTGACAACACGACCGAAATGATCATAGAGTTGACCGGGAACGATACAGGTTGCCTCACGGAGGGATGGGAGATTGTACCCCATCTGACGGATAAACCAGAGGCGTAGGTAAATGATTAAACGTTTCAACTTTTTCATATATGATTGATGTTATATATTAATAATGTGGGTAAAGGTACGAGAAAAATGAGGATAAAAAGTGATAACTTGCGCAACTTAGCTTGTTGAGAACCGAATTGCGCAAGAATTGTCAGTGATTACTCGGTTTTACCGTCCTTCTCTTTCTGCTTGTTATCAGTGGAAGGCTCATGCTCGAAGACATCAAAAATCTTTGTCTCGCTGAGGCTCTTCAACTCATAGTCTATCATGGTCTTGCCCATAACCTCGTCTACATAACGCTTGGCACGTTCGATGCTCTTGGCTTGGATGAGGTAGTTGACATAGGTACGCTTCTCCTTATCCTTCTTATCATCAATGGTGATGAAAGCCAAACGAGCCTTGAACCAAAGATCATCGTCATCAATATCAGAGAAGAAAATCTCGTTGTAGTTGGCAGGGTTGATGTTGGCAATCTTAAGTTCACCAGATACATAGACTGCCATGTTATCGATGATACTTGCTTCTGCCTCGGTGAAGGAGAGGGCATCAACAACATACAGCTCGTTTACCAATTTATCGTTTCCATCCTCCTGGGTCTTCTCATAGCGTACCTTGCACTCGAACCATGTGCTTGTACGAGAGCGGAGGGAAGAACCATTACCTGTGCCAATGAAGGACTCCTTTTGCTTGTTCTGAGGCTTGTCTTGTGTCTTAGCCTCTTCCTGAGGCTTTTTTTCTGTCTTGTTCATAATCTTAAGAATTTAAATTGTTATTAATAATTTTGTCTATCTCTTCCTGAGGTAGCTCTTTTCCGTCTTTGCCAAGATATTCCTTGCAGATGAAATACATGGTGCCAGGAGGGTCGGGATGGCGGTAGTGGAAATTCAACTCTATTTTGGCAAGCTGCTCATCCGAGGAATTAAAGATAGAACGAGCCTGATGTGCTCTTGGCATACGTTCCATGACGTGGTACTGGATGATGTAGCCATCTTTCTTTATCTGCTCGTCTTTGAGAAGCAGGAGCATCTTATCTATCTTGGCTTCTTTCTCCTTGATGGTCTTGAAGAGGGAGTTGACCAGCTCCTTGTCGGGCTGTGGCTTCTTCTTCTCTTGGAAATATTGGATGGTTGAGGCTCTAAGTTCTGCCACCAGAAGGAAAAATCTTCCGTTGTCGTTCTGAGGGACATCATTTCCGTCTGCCTTCATGATGATGCCATCAACACGCTTTTCAAGTTCGATGGACTGGCGCAGCATCTTCTTATCGCGGTGTGCCCAATATTCCTTTTCCGTGGTTCGCATAGCTGAAACCAGCTTGCGAAAGGATAATACTGATTCTTCACTCATATCTTATATGATACCTAAAGTTTGTTTGACTTTTCTGATGCGTTCCTGCTCCTTGGGGAGGAGGTTACCTTTTTCGTCTATTCGGCAGAGGAGTCTGAGATTTGGCTTGATGGTAATCCACTTGTGAAGACCATCGTGCTCACGCTTTATCTGTCGAAGTTGGGCTTCTTGCAGTCTTTCGCGCAAATGCTGCTCATGACGAAGTTTACTGATTTCGTTCTGTATTCTGTCCATTGTTAAATTCTTCTGAAGGGATTAAACTGTATAATGAATCCCATTGTTCTTTTCCTACATATTCAAGTGCTTTTTCTACATCTTCAATACGAACAAAATCAAAGTCCATTTTGTTTGGCATATTGCTAATAAATGTATAGCCTCTAGCACATGATTGCATGTATTCCTTAAAATGCTTCTTCTCGCCTGGGGAGAGGTAAGAAGGACGACTGACAAGACGTTCCTCAAAGTGCTGAAATAATCTCACATTATCATCATTCATTCTCTTTACGTATGAGGAGAATGAATGAATAGCTTCATCCATTTTCTTTGAAGACTTATCCTTCCACAAATTAAACTCTCTAAGTTCAACCTTTAACATGGATAGAGCTTCTTCCGCATCTTTCAAGCGAGAAATTTTGCTGTTGACAACATCGGAAGCAGAAGCTAATACCTTTAGAGATTTCTCTAGGTTATCTTCATTTTTCTTGATAGCCTCTCTGTATGAGATAAGTTCATTACGCTGATCTAGCATAATTCGACTTAAACGCCTGTTTTTGTCATCAAAACGAGCCTTGAAGTTCTCGTCTCTTAACGTGTTAGAGACGATGCCTAGCGTGATGACAAAGACCACGCTGAGGCAAATAATTAATGTTATTGTTACATACATAATTGTATTTTTTATTGTTCACACTTTTGAATTATCTGTGCTAGAATGCTTTCTACGCCCTTTGGCTTGAAGAAGCGATTGGCATTGAGGAGAGACAGGGCTTCTTTGGCATTCTTGTTGATCAATGGCAAACGACCTGCTTGATTCTTATAACTTTTATAATCCGCTTCTAATTGTCGCTTGTATGCTAGATAGTCTGCTTCAAGTGCTTTTTTCTTCTCCTTATATTCAGAAATGAGAGCTGCTTCTTTTTTGGCATACTCATCATTGAGAGACTTTTCCTTGTCATCCAACTTTTTCTCTTTTTCTTTATATTTCTGAACAGAGGATTCGTAACTTTCGCGTGAATCGTCTCGCTGCTTGATGCTACGGTTTATCTCGTCCTTCATTTTGTCTTCAACCTTCAAGCGCACATCTTCAAAGCCAAGGTAAGACTCAGAGGTCTCAACTGTTCTTCTTAGATTATCGTCTCGTGAATAAAGATGATCTGTTTGACTACCATCAATTCTGTCAAACACGGATCTCTCATACTCTACTTGCACTTCCTTGCGGATGATGACTCTGGAACCGTCTTTGAGAGAAGCGATGGTCTTATCCTTCTCTTTTACGGTCTCTTCTAATTCCTTTACTCGATTCTTCAAGGTTTCGAACTCTGAATAATCTACATTTACTACAGCCATAATTGTTATGATTTGAATTTAACTTTTATATATTTCAGCATTCTCTATTGGGATGTCGTACCACGGAAGGGAATAGCCTTTATCTTTCATTTCTTCTGGCAATTGACAGCGATAATAGCTACCAAAGAAATTTTGCCAGACTTTATCCACCTCCAAAATCGTATCTGCAGGAAGCTCTGGCTTCGGCTTAAACCATGGGCGTGGATATTTTGTCGTTTCGTGAACATCCTGAGCGCACTTCGTTGGTTTGATTAATTTTATCTTCATTACTCTAATTCTTTTCGTTACTCATTTTTATTGCTTTTCTAGCCAGTTTTCCTAAAGTCGAAGAACTAGCTTCTGGAAAGCGTTCTTTGAACTTTGCTCTTACTGCATAGAATATTTCGCTTTTTCTTTTTGCTTCTCTGTATTTGTCTTGTATGGAAGACAGTTGGCTGATAGCCTCTCCTGCTTCAATGGTAAAGCTATCATCAGAGCTTGCTTCAACCTCTGTTACAATTTGAGACCAAGCAAAACTTATAGCATCGTATTCTGATTCTGTTAAGTATATATTCATTGCTCTAATTCTTGTTTAATAATTCTCAACTGTGATAAAACATGCTCTGCATTGATAAACTTGGAGTCAGAATCTTCCATATTGCATGCCGACTTATAATAGATATTTCTTTTCATACGCTACACCTCCATTTCTGAGTTTAGATCAAGGAATAAGAGAATATGTTGTAACTCATGCAAATATTTGAAGTTGCATAAATGTACACCTCTCCAATACATAGTCCAATTCTTCACATTTTTCCAGATTTCATAACAATCATTTTCTATATGTTTGTAAATATAGCTATGATTGACTACTTGCTTATAGCCGTTCTTCTCAAGTATAGAAGGAATAAGAGGGATGGGAACAATATCCTTCACCCATGCACCACTGTCACAAAACAGGAATCCATCATCATGAAGGGTTTTTCCTTTTAAGTTGGAAAGAGTGACGGAACCTTTGAGCTCAGTGAAAGCATTTCCATCTTTCACTTTTGCATATTTATCTGCGTTACTTTCTGTGACTTGGTAAACAATTCCTTTTTTCGTTCCGATAGGAATGCCGTTGGTCATCACCAAATCACCTGGAATATAAATTGTCTTTTCCATTTCTTTAATATTCTTACTTTGTTAATATTCTTTCGAGGGACCAGCGATGGAATCGCTGGGAACGGTGGCTAAGTGGGGGCAACTCCTATCCCTACCATTTCATGAATGCCATCCATATTGTTTGGTTCTTGATGGTGGTACGATGTCCGAATATCGGTTTGTAATCTTTAATTGCCTTTAGTACTTCACCTACCTTTATCTGTTGCTCGTTCCACTTAAAAATGAGTGTTCCGCCAGTTTTCAGTACTCTCATGCCCTCGTGGATAGAGTCATTGATGAACGCTTGCCAATTTTCGGGCAGTTTACCATATTTCTTACATAGCCATGAGTTCTGACCTACTTTTTGTAGATGAGGAGGGTCGAATACTACCATATTAAACGTTTCATCTTCGAATGGCAAGGCTGTGCAATCGGCTATCATATCTGGTTGCACGTCTAGCTTGCGTCCATCACATAATGTGTCGTGATACTCTCTTATGTCTGTGAAGAGAACATTTGGGTCATGTTTATCGAAATAGAATATTCGAGATCCACAGCACATGTCTAAAATTCTTTTCTTCATATTGCTTTTTGTTTTATTCTTTTATGGAACCAGCGATGGAATCGCTGGGAACAGTGTCTTTTACCCTATTCTTCTTGTTTTCAAAATAATCAAACGTTTATTGCGTTTAACTAGATTTTCTAACTTTTTCATATCAGATAAATACTGATCCACAGTCTTCATTGGCTTTTTCATAAGCTAATTATTCACTTTGACTAAATTTTTGAGATTGTTGAAAGCCTCATAGTCTTCCTTGCTGATTTATTTTAAAGTTCAACCTTTGCATCAGCATCTTCCTCATCGTAAAAGCAATACGGTGCGACTACAATTGTGATGTTCTCATCAATACGGAAGTATGCATAAACCTTGCTATCTTTTTTAGCTTTTGAAAGAAGTGTAATATGATCCTTACCCAGAAGCAATAAAGCATCAATTATTGCTTTTATATGACTATTATTAATAAAGAATCCATCCAGTTCTATGACTGCATCATATTCTGGTTCAATGCATTTTCTGATATTTCGCTTGAAAAAACCAAAACCATCGCATGAAGGACAGTCAAAATCTTTATAATGGGTATTTCCTTTCTTGTCTAGATACTCCCATTCTACAGAACCTGTACCATCACATTCTTTGCAATCTTCTGAATCATATTTCTCAGTTTCTACTTTTGGCAGAAAATCGTATGCTTTCTGTAGGCTTGATAGAGGAATATTCAGTTCTTGCTCTACTGGAGGAATTTTTAAATTGAACAATTCTGTTTTCTCATACTCGCGTTGGCAGACTTCTGCATTGATGTAGATAGCCTTGTGGCGATCAGCAGCAAAAACCTTGGTGTCTTTGAGAAGAGGCATTGCAGAGAGGCTTCCTTTGCTATAGAACAGTCCGAGTAGTTTCTGTTCGTCTACATTTTCATATCCTATCATAGTTCATCCTCCTTGGTAGTTTTACGTTTCCATTCTCCACAACATTCCCAGTGGAAGCGATGATGGCCGAAGCCGTTGCATGTTCCGCTATACTTACTGTTTGCTGTAGGCCGGAAAAACTTGCAGTTCTTGCAAGAGCGATTGCGGTGAGTGTAAACTATATAGATGAATGTGCTGGCCATCATTACAAGGCACAGCATGATGATGATAAATCCGATTTCCATATTACTTCTTGTTTTTGATGATTTTGTTTAATACTTGCTTGTTGTGCTCAGTATCATTGTCACTCAGATGATAAGATGTTATATTCTTAAGGATGCCTAAATCAACTGAAAGCATGTAATCGTTGACAACTTTAATGAAGTCTTCCAGAGAGCGACAGAGAGCGTATTTATAGCCAGCACACTGCCAGTAGCCCTGAAAACGTTTCTGATGAACTGTCTGATTGTTTGTCTTGCCATACTTCAATTCAATGCCAAAGCCGTAGAATATTTCTGTACCCCTGTTGAGAGCTCCGTTTTTGCCATTCTTGTATGAAGGGAGAGCCAGGATGAGATCTGGAACGCCCGGCACAACTCCTGATGCAGCGTTGATGGCTATCTTCTTGCCACTGGTAGCACCATCAGCCTCATTTTTGGGATGGAAGAGGAGAGAGGCATAAGCCGGGTACTGGAGACGGAACCAGCGTACACAAGCTATCTGTAGCTGCCCTTCATGTTGCACCTTCTTCTGTTTGGTAGCAGATTTCTTGGTGTATTCAGGATAATTGCCGTTGAGGCGGTCGATTAATTCTTGTCTGTCCATAATCGTATGAATTAAATTGTTTGTTACTTGTATCTTAGTCGCTGAGGAGAGACTGGAGATAATTCTGAGTCTGATCATCCAAGTCGGCCAGTGACTGTTCTTCTTCTGCCACCGATGGATTCCAGACGATGCCCAGTTTGGCTAGAGTGCCATTCTTGTAGGCATCTTTCACCATCTTTGCCATCGAACCATTCGGGTTCTTCTTGGCGGCTTCTATCCAGTCTAGATACTTCTGCCGTAGGGCTTCGGTCTGTTCTTTCTCCTCAGCCTTTTTGCGCTCTTCTTTCATTCTAAGGCGAGCTTCTAGTTCCTCGTTAGTCTCCTCGCGTTGAGGCTGTGGAGGAGAAGGTGGTGGAGAACTTGAATGCTGAGGCTTCTTCCCGGCTGAGGCTACAACTGTAGGATTGTCGAAGGTTCCTTCCATCAGAGCCTCGTAGTTTTTCGGATTGAAGAGCCAGTTGAAGGAGATATAGCATCCACCATCCTTGCGCCCTAAGAGAAGATCGGAGTTGAGAGCCTTGCGAAGCATCGGTTCTATATCCTCGAAGGAATAGTCTGAGATAAACTTTGCCACCATTTTCTTGCGGTCGGGAGTCATCTTTGAGATTGGCTTGACCTGCGTTCCCAGAAAGAGGCGATTGAAGAGTCTTAGCACTTCCGAGAACTGAACTTCCGGATCCAACGACTTTTTTTCTTTTTCTTTTTTTTGTGTGTGGGTGTGGGCTTTCTCCTTTCTTTGTTTGTTTTCTTTTATAGGGGGTTCGGGGGAAATGTTTTCTTTTATTTGTTTCTTTCCTCTTACTTCTGTGCCCTTACCCTTGCCCTTGTCTGTGCCCTCAACTTCGGCAGAATCTTCGGAATCACCTTTATTTAAAGGGGTTTCGGGATTGTTAATCTGTGCCCTATACTGTGCCTTTTGGTGTGCCCCTTGTTTAGGGTGTGCCCTGGAGCGTGCCCCATCTTTGCCCTTAATCGTGCCCCTATCTGTGCCCTTGCTATCTTGAAGAAACGCTGTACAATCTTGTGTATCAGTAACTTGCGAAGTTAAAATCTGTGCCCCTGATTGTGCCCCTATCTGTGCCCTAAAGCGTGCCCCATTCTGTGCCCCTATTGGGTTTTGATAGGGTAGTATGCAGTGGGAGAGGGGATGCGAACTGTTAACATACACTATTGTTGAGGCTTTAGGGGAGCTGCATTTTGTGATGATTCGCTCCTGTATGAGAACATCGATGGCACAGCGGATAGACTTGACCGAGGTATGGAGCCGATCAGCGAGCATACGTAAGGAGAGCGTAGCAGCGGAAGCCTCATTGTGGGTGGCAGACAGGAGCACGTAGATGAGCACCTGTACCACCACCGGACGATGAAAATAACGCCACTGCAGCAGCTCTGGAGTAAGAATGTAGCCATCTGTTTTCATTTTTATTGTTCTTCTTTATTTGGAATGTAGAATTTACGATTTCTATCATTTGTTGTTTTCTTCTGCCTCGATGGCACGGAATATCTCGTAAGCCACTTGTGGGACCCAGGCATTGCCGTAAGCCTTTATGGATTCTTGTCGCCACTTGGGGAAAGAAATGGTAAGGCTGTCCACATCAAAGGGAATCCCATCATTTCCTCTACAAACAGGGGATTGAGTTGGGAAGTGCTTCCAGTGACCTTCTTCACAGTGTCGGGCAAAGTCTCGCCATACACATTTCCGTTCACTTTCTTCACCCCAGGATTGGTACATCCCTTCCAGTCTCTCGCTGATGGCGTGGGCATCATGCCGTTGAAGTCGAGAAAGTCGGTCAGTCCATTCGGGCGAAGTGCTCCGTTCTTTCGGCTGTACATCCCTTTTACACCCTGTTCTTTCAGTCCCTTCACTCGGTTGGAGTGTTTTACCTCCATTTCCGTAGGAGTAGGAAGAAGACCATTGACCGCCAAGGCTGTTAGACCTTGCCCCATCTGGGAATTGGGATTGATGGTCTTGGTGAACTTCGTGCCTTCTATGCTGCAAGGTGTAGGTAGAAGTTTTGCCACTGCCATGTCTTCTAGACCTAGACTGTGGTCTGTTTTTCCTCTTTTTGGATTTCTTCGCCCTCGCTCGTTGATTTCCATGTCCTTGTGGGCTATGTCCATCGCATTGGGTGTGGGTAGAAGGTATAGCGGAACAAATTCCGTCTTGCCCTTCTTGTTGCACTGTTTCTGCCCTTGGGTCTGAACGGTGGGAAATAATCCAAACTCGGTCTCTTCTGTGCGGTGCTCCGATGGCACAAGCTGGAATAACAAGCGGTTGGACGGAATATCCTTCGGCTTCGAGATCTGCACAGATTTTGTCGAGTGTGAATCGGCTTTCTTCTCTATATATGTAATTCTCTTCGAAAAGATCGTCTGTGCGTCCCATCTGAGTGACTTGGCAGGACTCCACCATCGTCTTGATTCCAGCAACGTTTTCACCAACGACCCAAGTGGGGTGTATCTGCCGTATCGCTCGAAGCATCTGAGGCCAGAGGTAGCGGTTATCGTCCGCTCCCTTTCTTCGACCAGCGAGGGAGAAGGGTTGGCATGGGAATCCTCCGGTGAGAACATCGACTTTTCCCTGCCACTGATGGAAGTCTGTTTTGGTAATGTCTTCATAACTTTCTGAATTTGGGAACCAGTATTGGAGCACCTTGCGAGGGAACTCTTGTATCTCGCAATGGAAGAGGTTCTGCCATCCCATCATGGATGCCGCGACCTCAGCACCACCGATTCCGCTGAATAAACTAGCGTGATTCATATTGCTTACTTTTGTTTCTGTTGTGTTCCAGGAGCCACTGTAGGTGAACAATCTTAGAAGGATCACGGAAGAGGGATTTTGCCTTATCTATATCTGGATTCAGCATTATCTTCTTTTCTTTCTTTGCTGCTGCTCTTTTCTTCTGATAGTATCTGCGCTGGTACTCCTTCACCTTTTCGGGGTGATTCTGTCTCCAGCTCTTAGATTTTTCCAGCAATTTTTCTTTGTTGCGCTGATAGTATCTCTGATAATATCCAATGCCGTTGGCTCGTTTCTTGGCTGCATTTTCCCGATATAGCTTCTGCTTTTCGGGATGATCCTTGATATATTTGCGAGAATAGGCGAGCATTTTATCACGATGCTTAAGATAGGTATTCTCGCTGCCTGGCTATGCGGTTTGACTTTGCTTTTTCTTTACTCATTTACGACCTCCCAATCTTTCGCAAATACATCAGATGAAGAAGGAACCCAAGAATCTGCTTTTCCATCTGTATTGATGATAAGCATCTGATTGGTGTAGTCAATGTGAGGATTCTCACGACTCATCAAGATGTCCTTGGCAGACTGAGGAAGTGACTGCATCTTAGGAATGATGTCACCACCAATGTGAGAAGGAACCTGCTTAACGATAAACAAACCCTTGTCATTCCAACTCTTACGTCTTACCGCAAAACCATCCTTCAGTAAGACAATAGCACCACCAAAGGTAAGTGAGTCTACATCATGATAGGCTTTCTCAAACACGTCCTTTGGCGACCAATACTTATATCCGCCCTTGCACTCTACTAAGTAGCCATTTTCCTCAACGGTTACTGGCTTAAGAGTGGCAATTTTTCTACCAAGCACTTTCTGTGCTTCTTTCATAGTCATAGGTTCTGCCTGTATGACCTTTGTACCAATATACGTTTTCATATCAATTTATTTTATGTCCTCATAGAGGATGGTTAGTTACTAAAGCTCATCAAACTCTTTCTGAATGCTATTTAAAGCCTTTTTTATAGCATTCTTTATGTTGGCAGATTCTTTTGGCGCATACTTGTTTATATCTATTAGAGCACGCCCCAGTATATTTTCATTAACACTCATGTCATTACAATATCTATCTATAACTCCGTTATAATCACCAATTAAGCTGCTTAATTGGTTAGCTCTATCTAATTTTTGTTTATCCATATTGTTAACTGTTTATTAGTTAATCTATTTTTCATTCACATGGCAGTTTCTCCTGATGCTGCACGTATCTTTTGTGCTTAAGGCAATACTTGCCATTGATGCAGTTACGCCCATCATGGCAGATGAGGCACTTGCGAGCTGCATAGGTGCTCTTACTTCTGGAATCGCTCATAATAGTAAGTTACTATCTGATGCTCGGTAGGCTGAAAGCCATTACGAGTGGTAAGAGTATCAACTATCTCATCATAGGTACTCTGAGACATCTGTAAAATGAGATTCTCATCATGATAGCCCTGAGAGAGTTTACTGAGGCAGAGCCATCCAAGGACTAGCCAGATGGCAATGCAGAAGATGGTCTTAATTGTTTTCATAACTTTATCTTATTTGGGACACAGATAGTCTTGAACTTGGCAGGCACAGGCTTCCAGCTCTGATACTTTGTATTCGTGGCGAGTAATTTTGCCATTTCTGCCTCTTGCGAAGTCTTTCACCTTTCCTTCACGTTTCCATCGCTCTACGTTTTTTCTTCCGTAGATGTCGTATGCCTTGGCTTGTGTGAGGAACGGACGTTTACCCACAGCCTTGCAGACTTCTTCTTTCACAACGTTGCGTATGGCTGACAGGAATGTATCAAAGGATAGCATCTTATCTGCAAACTGGATTTGTACTACTTCGTTCATGAGACTATTGTTTTTATTTGGTTCTTGTAACTGTGATGATCTCTTTCTCCCGGTTGATTTTGGTTTTGAACTTACGACAGTAAATTACACCTAATTCCGAGCAGGTTGTCTTGATCGTTCTCATTCTCTGGATAGGGAAACTGATTGATTTACCCAACTCCAGTTCTCTGATCTGAGGTCTGAGTGGTACTTTTTCTTCTGACATATTGTTTGATTTTAATTATTATTTTACTAGTTTGAAATCGTAAACGAAAACGAGAGGATTGCTGTCCCAGTGGAGGTGGAGCTTGCAGCTAAGCATCTTGTATGCTTTGATAGGAGTTCTGTACCAACATTTCTTCACAAATCTATCAAATGTGGCATCGTATGTATAAGCATCGTCAAAACCATCGATGTGGCTACAGAAGATTCCTTCTTTCATGCAGTCATCGGTGCTGATGTCCTGTAGTCTTTCATACCGAATGTTGGTAATTTTGATTTGATGAGGCATCAAATCAGACTTCACAAACATCTTGTTTCCCCATCCTATGGAAAGGCCTGCCCCTTTGAATATTTCATTGTTAAACGGAATATCATTGTATCTTTGGGCGACTGCCACGATTTCACCTATTTTATAAGTGGACTTTGCTACAATCTCATTGCCATCATTGATGAAGAGCTTGCCTTTGTCTTTTCCTTCCGTACAGAAACCGCAATTGCAGTAAAACTTGAAAGGCTCTTGATAGGCGATTCTTCTGGTCTGAGTCTTGCGACCATCCAGAACAGCTTGGGTGAGACCGTACTGGTCATTGAACATTATCTTTTTCATTGCCTTGTTTCTTTTGTTATTTCAAAACATTATTCTGAATGGTTTGCCTTTCAAAGACGGTCTCTTATCGAGAATAAACTTTATTAACGCCTCGTATCTAATTGCGAACAATGGACAATACATGTATTTCAGTGTGCATACAAATCTGTCATTGAGCATAATATCGAGGAATAGAGCTTTATTCTTTTTCATTTTGTGCCTCCTTCCTCTATGGTAGGAACTAAGTCCTTGATGTAAGCCCAGTAAGCGAAGCGGAAATCTTTGCGGATGATTCCGTTCCATTTCTTCTTATCGCTTATGTTGAGAGCATCATAAAACGTATGTATGCATGATTGTTCCAAGTTGATGAGTACTGGATGAGTGAAGTTTTTGGAAACACCGATGATAAAGGTGTGCAGATCTTCTGGAACTTCCTTTGCTTCGTGCCAAGATTGGCTGAGGCTGATGTATTCCACCTCATTTTCATAACACCAAGGGTACAAATCTTTCGGAACCTTATTTTTGTGTCCTACCCAATATTCTCTGAATGAAATATTGCCTACGGCCATTAAGCCTGAGTCGTGTATCAAAGAATTTGTTCGAACCCATAACCTTTTAGGCGCATCAGGAACTTTTTTATCTTCATTCTTCATTTTTCTTCAAATTTATTTGGTACTTATGTATTTATTTACTAACTTTACGCTGCAAAAGTACAATAAACTTTTTGAAAATGTATAGTTTGGTGGGCGTTATTAGTATGTATTAACCCACTTTGTTGAACATTTAAAGGATTTTAATATGAATGTGCAAAGAATAGTGGACATAATAACGTCCAACAAACTTAGCAAAATTGATATTGCTTCTAGGATGAAGGTTAGTCGAACTACGTTGGATAACCTTCTGAACGGTGCTGATGTGAAGGTTAGTACAGTTGAAAACCTTGCTGAAGTCCTTGGTGTAGATGTTGCTGAGTTTTTTAGTTCAGATAAGAAAACGCCTTCTTTAGTTAACAGCAGTAATGTGGCTGATATGAATGAACTGGAGAGAGAAGTGATAGCCCTTCGTGCAGAAAATAAGGTACTCAGAGAGATTCAGGGTCTTCCTTCAAGAAGTCAGGTACATGTAGGATAATTAAAATAAAGTAATTATGAAAAAGTTGTTTTGTTTGCTATTGATGATAGCTTCAAGTTTTGCTGCTTTAGCCCAAACTTCTATTGCAGGAGTTGCTTTCGGCTCTGATTATACTTCTGCAAAAAATATTTTAGAAAATAAGTATGGTCAGCAGAAGTGGGATTCTGATAAAAACTGCATTCATTTTGAGAACAAGGAATATGGCGGTATATATTTTAATGATTTATTTTTTGAGTTCCAATATTCGGGTACAAGAGGATATTTCAATAAGTGTGTTTTTGTAATATGGTGCAATAATGCCAACGAAGCAAAACGAAGAAGAGATAATATTGCTAGTGCTGTTAGTAAATATTATGATCTCCATGAAAAAATCTTGGATAATGGGTTCAAAATATACCAAGGAGGAGATGATCCAACCAATATGGATAATTATGGCTTTTACATTGATGTTCTCGTTCCTTCGGGAAAAGGTACTCAATATGGTGCTAGGCTCTTTTATGGACCTTATAATTATGTAACAGAAAATTTTTAAATAACAAATAATAGTTGTAAATTTGCATGTGGAATAAAGAATTAGGTAAGTATATGATTGATGTTTCTAAGTATTTCTTGACAGCAATATTTGCAATGTCATTAATAAAAGACTTAGAAGATAAACGTTGGTTAATATACATATTGAGCGGAAGTGTTGCTCTATTGCTCTTGGTTTGCGGTCTTATATTGACTCGCGATAAAGATAAGGAGGAAGAAGAGAAAAAGAAAAGAAACGATAATATAAACAGAAATAATAAACAAAAAACAAACAGGAGGTAAGATTATGGGAACATTGATTATTTTAGCTATGGTAGGAATCCCTTGTGTGGCATTTCTGATTTTTTGTGCCACATCTAATGGAAAGAATTGGCTACGCCAAAATAATATGTTGTAAGGGTTAGTACATTTCGTTTATTGCATATTTATTTATGGGAACTTTTGTAGTCCTTTTACTTATATCCTTTTTATATGCAGTTGTTGCTGCATACAAATGGAGAGGCGTAGTAAGGGATAGCCAGATAGTAGGAGCATTTCTCGTCCAGATATGCTTCTGCTATTTTATGGCTTTTCGTGCAACAGCAAAGGATTTAGTCGGGATTCTTTTAACTTGGCACTTGGGATGTTTCCTCTCAATAATGCTAGGAGGCAGTATTGGTGCTATTGTAGGCGAGCATGTAGAGACAGACGGAGCAAGAACAGTAGCTTATTGGCTTCACCTAGCTTTTGCTAATTGTATTCTGGCCTTAATAGGTATATTGTTTTTGTTTCTTAGCTTGTGA